GGGCGGCGGCGAGGGCGGCGTGGCCGGCGGCGTGGGCGGCGGAGGCGGCGGCGGAGGCGGCGAGGGCGGCGGCGAGGGGGGAACTTCCCCTTTCCCTTATCTCAATCGCCCATCAAGCCCTCTTGCCTTGGGAGCCAGAGAGATGACATTTCGGCCATTTCGGCCTACAGCTACAGAGAAATTCACCCGCTGTCCCCAGAAGTGGTTCTATGAGGATGTACAAGGCTGGCGGCTTCCTCCCGGCGGGCGGTTTCCGGTTGAGCAACTGATTGGAACCTCCCTCCATGCCGGCATGGCCGAATACTGGCGGGGGCGGCAGGGCCATGAGGCTGAGCCCCGGAAGGTCGCTCGGGCTACGCTGGAGGCAGGATGGCAGGCTGCTGCCGAGCAGTCCTTGGAAGGAATAGAGCATCTCCTAGACCGAGTGCTGGATGCCACCGTCGCCCATTGTGCTCAGCACATGCGCTATGAGGATGCCCTGCTGATTGAGCAGCCTATGCGCCCGGATGGGCATACGACCCCTGATCTCGTGACCCGGGAGATTACGCCCTCCAGTGATCGAATCATCATCACGGACTACAAATACCACCATGAGGTGGAGGGGAAGAATTTACCGTATCGGCTGGAGGGCGACGAGCGCAAGCATCAGTTCAGGGACTATGACCATGTGGTCAGTGAATATCTTGGGGAGAAGGTCGGTCTGATCCGTGTGCTGCACATTGTCGGGCTCCCCAAGGTGATCGTCCGGGAGAACACGTTTACCTATTCTCCCGAGTCCCAGGCCGAATGGCTCCGACAGGCCAAGGTCAAGTGGCACCAGATGGCCCAGATGAAGGCCGGGGGCGAGCTGCATGGCGGCCTGACCTGGCGGAATGAGAACGGCTGTCTCCAGTTCGGGAGCAAGTGGCCCTGTGAGATGTTCACGGCCTGCTGGGAGTGTTCAGGAGATCAGGAGCAGATGGCCCAATTCTACGTGAAGGAGAAATGATGGCATTCCGTCCGCGCATCCTCGCCCACGGTCCTCCCAACCATGGGAAGACTAAGGCCATCGTCAACACGTTCCCCCGGCCCATGTTCATTCTCAACTCTCCTGGCGAACGAGGAGGCTATGGCTCACTCCCTGTTGGCGATCCTGAAGTTGTGGTCTATCCTGATATCGACCCCACCCTCAAGAGCGAGGTCGTCCTCGCGCAGGTCAAGCATGCGTACCTCGAAGCGATCAAGTCGGGCAAGTATCAGACGATAGCCTTTGAGGGCCTGCACAAGCTGATGGACTATGCCATGGACGTGGTAACCGGCGGGGACTACTTTCAGGGCCTCAAGCCCGATTGGAACACCTTTGGCCTGTGCTACCATTACGTGGACCGCATGTTGGACACCCTGCTTATCAATAACGTGCCGGCTGTGATCGTCACTTGTTGGAGCAAGGAGAAAGGGGAGCGGAAGATCAAGAAGGGGGAGAAGGTAGACGACATTCCCCAGACGGTCGGGCCGGATCTCCTTGGGGAGTATGCTCGAAAAGTGGTGGGCGGCTTCCAGATGGTGTTCGCCCAGACGTTGCGTCCTTTCCCGGATAAGCGGACGGATAAGGAGGGCCGTCGATTGCAGTGGGCCGCGTGGCAGACCCGGCCCACACAGAGCGTGCAGGGCTGTGGGATTAAGGGGCCGGATAAGATCGTGGAGAATATTCCCCTCTTCATCCCGGCCGATTATCGCTACCTCAAACAGATTTGGGAGGAACTGGACAAGTGAGCACATTGCCTATCGTCAATCCGCACCTGGAGCTGAACTCGGCTCAGCCTGCTCAGACCATGAACGGCCACGAGCCCGAGAGCCTCGATGACCTCTTCAACAAGGAGGTCAATGCGGCCGAGGCCGCAGAGATCACCAAGCGCAACATGGCGCCGGCCGGGACCTATGTCACGGAACCGGCAGACTTCCCGCCCACAATCAATCCAGTCAAGCAGCCTGAGAAGAACAAGGCCGGCGAAGTGATTGGGGATCGCCTGATGGCAACGGTCATTACCCGCGCCACGGCGACGATCAAGGGGAACGAGGTCACCCAAGTCCTCCGCTTCAGCCTGAGCCCGGAGCAGCGCCACAAGAAGGTCTACGAGGACTCCCAGTGGACCGGGGAGTATGACGAGAGCAAGGATGACATTGCCTCCCGTCTCTGGGCCAATGCCGTGAGCGCCTACCAGGACTTCCACGGCAAGGGGACCACCTTCACCCAAGGGGACGTGCTGGAGTTCTTGAAGAATGTCCCGGTGGCCCTCCGGACCATGCAAGGGGACCGGGGCGAGCTGGTGGTGCTGAGCCTGAGCAGCCGGGGGCGGCGTCGTGACTAAGATCAAGATGACTACCTATCAGGTCACGTTCAAGCTCCGGGTTGAGGCGGACTATCTGCCCAAGTACCTCAAGGAGGATGTTTTGGAGGTGTACCCTAGGGCCAAGGCCATCAAGGTGACGAAGGATGGCTAAGCCAGGCGGCCAGCCCGGAGCCCGCCTCCCCAAGGGGCCCTCAGCCTCCAAGGCCAAGCAGATGCTCAAGGATGACTCGGCCAATGGGGAGCCCTTGAGTAAGAAGCAGAAAGGGTTCTTTGGGGCCATTGTGGGGAGGAGCAAGAGCAAGTAGTGAAGAAGGGCCCCCTGTGCCAGTCTTGTCCCGCCTATGGCTTCAGCAGCCACATGGTGCCGGATGAGATCAAGCCGGGGGCCCAGATTTACCTGCTCAATCAGGCCCCGGGGGCCAATGAGGAGGCTCTGGGCCAGCCCATGGTGGGTAAGACCGGCCAGGCGTGGGAGAGCCGATTCCTGAAGGATGCTGGCCTGAGCCGGGATCAGATCAACGTGGGCAATGTGATCCGGTGCCGGTGGCACGGGACGGATGAGCTGCCCCCCGTGTCATCGGTCCTGGTCAAGGCTGCCATGCGTCATTGCCAGCAGGCATACTTTACAATTCCGCCGTCCACCCGCCTGCTGGTGGCGGCTGGTGACTATGCCTGCCAAGCCTTGACCGGCTCAACCGTGGCCGATGGGGACAAGGCGGGCTCAGGGTGGCGGGGCTACCTCAAGCCATACGATCCCATCACCCGGGAATCCAAGGCCCCTCAAAAGGGCTCTACGGCCCTCACAGAGGCTCCTGTGGGCGGGTACTATCTGCCTTCCCAAGGGGATATCCCTGTGCTGGTCACCTGGCATGTGGCCCGGACCTTTCACGAGCCCAAGTGGATCATCCCCCTGAAGGTGGACTGGGGGAAGGTCCCCCGCTATCTGGCAGGCAAGTGGCCCATCCAGCCGCCCCGGATGCTAGCCCAGCCGCCCCAGCCGTGGCCCCGGATGTTTACCTTCGATAGTGAGTACGATGGTGAGACTCCAAAGGGGGCCTATCCTACCCTCTATCGCTACTCAATGTGCTGGGGAGTCGGGGATGAAGAGACCTGCGTGGTGGAGGCTGGGCAGCATCGCCCTGCGGTCTCCCTGTATGTAGTCCCCCCTCGGGTCGTCATGCAATATAGCCCGGCTGACGTGCAACATCTTGATCGTCTTACTGAGATCTATGGATCAATTGGATTATCCGTCTGGGACCGCTTCCTCATCGAGGATGCCGTCTGGAAGCATGCCATCTTGTGGAGTGACCACCAGCATGATCTCAATTACCTTGGCTCGCTCTATACTCCGTTCAATCGTTGGAAACACCTGGGGGGATCGCATCCTACCCTGTATGCCGGCATGGACGCCACGGGATTGTATTATGTGGACCGCGCACTGGAACAGGAACTAGACAGTGATCCCCGTTCCCGTCACGTTTGGGAGACTATTGATCGTCCTGCTCTTGGCGAGTTTGTTCGGGCTCAGTATCGTGGGCTCCGTACAGATCCTGACCGGGTGGCATCTGCCATCGCCCAGTTGCAGGCCGAGGTAGACCAATCCACCTTAGCGGCCCGCGCTATTGCTGGCTGGCCGATCAAGCTCTCCAGCAATCCGATGGTGGCTGATCGGCTTTATGCCCAAGAAGACCTCAAGCCCTCGTGATTGTCTATCTCACTGGGGCCATCAATCGCTGGACAGAACAGGTGGCCCATCATTATCAGATTGGTATGATGATTACGCCCGACACAAATGGCTATCGCACGAAGATCCCCGCCTATCCCTACTGGGCCACGGATAATGCGTGCTTTAACCATCCTGAGACCTTCTCATTGAGTAAGTATTTAGGATGGCTCAAGGACCTCCAACAATATCCTCTTTGTCTCTTTGCGCCAGCCCCGGATGTAGTAGGAAATGCCGCATTGACGTGGGAACGATCTGCTAACGTCCTTCCGCAGATCCGAGCGTTAAACTATCCCGCTGCTTTGGTTGCACAGGATGGAATTGAGTATCTCTCCATCCCTTGGGATGAGTTTGATGTCCTCTTCATTGGGGGCTCAACCGAATGGAAGCTCTCACCGGCCGTCGAAGAGTTGATTAATATGGCCCATGCCCAAGGTAAGCACATTCACATGGGGCGGGTGAACTCAGAGAAACGGCTCCGCTTAGCTAATCGCTGGGGGTGTCAGACCGCAGATGGCACCCTCTTGGCCTTCGGGCCGAAGGTGCATCTCCCTCGTCTTTGCGGGTGGTTGGACCGAATGGTCCAGGAAGAGAGGATACAGTGCGCGTCTACTTGGCCGGACCCATCTTTGGCTGTGAGGAGACCGCCGCGCGCGCTTGGCGTGTCGCGGTTGGCACCCACTTGGAGTCCTTGGGACATCACGTCATTGATCCAATGTGGCTCGACTTCCGAGGAGATGAGGAGCGACACCGGGACGATATTGTTGAAATAGACAAGGCCAATATCCGTCGCTGTGATGCCCTCTTTGTTCGCTATGAGGCTCCCACGGCCGGCACCTGTATGGAGATGCTGTATGGGTGGGAGCACGGCAAGCTCGTTGTCCTGTGGATGGACGCCGAGATGGCTTTGAGCCCATGGGTGCAGTACCATAGCGACGCAATTGGGATCGGTGTCGCCCCTAATGCCATGGAGAAGTTGACCGAGGATCATTTGGCCAAGGCCCGGCAGCGTCATGCTCGACGGCAGATGTATGGCTAGTCTGTGTGCCTGTGGTTGTGGGCGTATCCCTCCTCGGGCCACGAGCACACGGAAGCGTTGGGGGTATAAGAAGGGGGACATCCTTCTCTTTTGCCGGGGGCACGCGCATTGGAAACTTGGGTGGGGGGTCACAACAGGCTATCGCCGGCCTCCTCCTGCTGTTCGACCCCGATGGTCCCTCGGGATAATTATTGAAGAAGAGTCTGAGTAAGTCAGTGAGCGGGGAGGCTCTCCAGCGGCTCGTCCAGGCTGGCGTGGAGAGCCCCTTTCTCCTAGAGAGGATCAAATATGCCGAAGCGGCCACGTTACTTTCTCACCATCTCCGGCCCATGGCAGGAACAGAACGAGTCTACCCTTCGATGGTCATTCCCCAAGCCTCCGGCCGCGTGGGGATCAGCGATCCTCCAATCGGGAACTTCACCGCTGACAAACAGTATGGCCCAAAGGGTCTTCGAGATGTTGTGCGGCCTGATGAAGGGTTCAAGTGGATCTGCCCCGACTGGTCGGCGGTCGAAGGCTGGATTGTCTCCCACCGCTGCCAGGACCAAGCCGACCTTGAAGTTAAACGACTGGGGCTCGACCTGCACACTGTCACAGCCATTACAATCCTCCGATACCCTGACCCGCCGTTCGAGCCAACGAAAGAGGCGCTTAGATCGGAGAGTGGACAAGAGTATCGCCGACGTGTGGGGTTCGACGAACGGACGCGCACCCTCATCAAGAACTGCCGCTACTGCCTGAACTATAGCCACGGGGACAAGTTCGGCCGCAATGCCGAGAACGCCATGGACCGCTATGCGACTGAGCTCCAGATGACCACGGCCGAGCTGAGGGAGTATGGCCGCCTGTACCTGAAGGGCAAGCCTGGCTTGGTCGCATGGAAGAAGCAACGCTGGGACTCCGCATGGCGGCTGAAGGGGGCTCGCACAGCCTTTGGCCGGCGTAGGCGATTTCCCTCCACGGATGAGCGGCAGCGGCTCAACACGGAGAAGGAGGGCCTAAACCATGAGGTCCAGGGCACAGTAGCAGATCTCATGAAAATGACCATGGTTGCTCTCGCTGGGATCGGCTGCCGGATGGTCCTCCAGCGGCATGATGGCTGGTACTCTGAGGTTCCTCTGGGCTGGGACCGCATGGAAGAATACCGTGCTATCGTGGAGCGGGAGTGGATGATTGATGGACGGCCCATTAGCTTCCCGGCGGAGTTTGAGATATGGCAATGAAGGAACGCTTCACCCCCAAGCCCCACGATGACGCGGGCAAGCACTTCTACCTGAAGCCGTGGCCCAAGAAAGGAACCCGTGCCCGATGGGTCGGACCAGTAAGCCCACTATCATCGCCATCGCCAGCCAGTTCTCCAGTTGGGATGAGATCAAGACCCTCGAAGCCCAAGGGCATGAGGTCCGAGTGATGAGCACATGGCTGGAGGGGGTGGACCTCATTCTCGCCCCCAACGCATGGCGCATGAGTCCTGAGCTGCGCCCTTACCTCCTCTCCCATACCCTCCCGGAAGCCCGCCGCCTGTCCGACCTCCGCAGGAAGAAAGGGGACCCGCCTGTTGCCCCAATACCGCAAGCACCTGATAATCCCTGATACGCAATGCAAGCCTGGGGTTCCCATCGACCACTTGGGCTGGGCCGGCCAGTATGCGGCCGAGAAGCGGCCCGATGTTGTCATTCATCTGGGGGACCACTATGATCTGCCCTCACTGTCAAGCTACGATGAGGTGGACCGTCCGGGCGACTACCACGGGCGGGACTATCGGGCTGACCTTGACGCTGGCGATGCCGCGCTCCTGCTCCTGGACGCCCCTCTTCAGCGGCTCCGAGCCGCCCAACCCCGCAAGGTGTTTCTGGTGGGAAACCATGAGCACCGTTATCAGCGGCTCATCGAGGCCCAGCCCAAGCTCAAGGGGGCGATCCGGGCCCCGTGGGACTACGCGAAAGCCCTCGGGTGGGAGGTCATCCCATTCCTCCGGCCCATCACCCTCGACGGCATCGCCTACTGCCACTACTTCTGCCGGGGTCCAAGCGGAACAGTGGCAAACAGTAAACGAGGGAGCCCAACTGCGAAAGCAATGGTTGGACGGGAAATGATGTCCTGCACAGCCGGGCACAAGCAGGGGCTCGACTGTTATATCTATCCTACGTCGAGAGGAATGATGAGGGGAATTATTGCAGGTTCTTTTTATCAACATGAGGAAGAGTATCTAAGCCCTCAAGGCACACAATACTGGAGAGGAATTCTCTTAAAGACCGAGGTAAACAAAGGAGCGTACAATTTAGTAGAGGTCTCCTTGGATTACCTAAGGCGTAAGTACAGCAAGTGAGAACATGTACGAAGTGTCATGAAGTGAAGCCCCTTGTCCAGTATCGTAAGCGGCGTGATGGTCGGAGTAAGGGGTATAGGGCTTATTGCATTTCATGTGATGACATGTATCACCGCTGGCATACGATGAAAAAGAAATATGCGCTTTCCCCTGAGGGTTATGAAGCGTTGGTAGTAAAACAGGGAGGTCTTTGTGCGATCTGTGGCGGAGAAGGCTACCCCTACCGTTCGGGAAGACGAGGACTCCATGTGGACCATGACCATATGACTGGAGTCATTCGTGGGCTTTTATGCATGAGGTGCAATAGTTCACTGGAGCATTATATGCTGTACCACAACGCCATTAAGGACTATCTCAATGAGCACTAAGGACCCCGAGGCCATGATGGTGGAAGCGGACGGTGAGCCCCGCTGGATGCGAGAGGTGCTGGAGGAAATCTGGCGCAGGCTCCCTCCAGTGCCCCCACAGGCCCCTCCGGCCACAGAGCAGCTCCCCTCGTGGGATCACTCCATCCTTGCCAAGTTGGTGATTGACCCCACCCGTGTCCCCCTGAGCAGCACCAACCGCTGGCACCTGGCCGGGTGGCTCAAGCAGATTGCCGCCACGTTGATCGAGGGGACCGAGGAGCCCGGCTCCGTCCTGACGATTAGCCCCGCAGAGCCCTCTAGTGGGCCCCGGGAGCGGAGGGGGGAGCGGTGAGGCCCCTTGGCACCCGTGTCCTCCTCCGCAGGCCCCCGATCAATGACCAGATTGGCTCTATCATTATCCCAGATAAGTTCCGCATGATCCCACAGGAGGGCGTGGTGGTGGCCGTGGGATCAGAGGTCCAGTCGGTCAAGGTAGGGGAGACGGTGCTGCATGGAAGGTTTGCGAGAATGGGGCTCCCGCAGGAGTATGGGGAGGATCTCTACTTGGTCTGGGAGAGGGATCTGATGGCGGTGCTCGGGTGAGGATTCTGATTACGGGCGGCACCGGCTCATTGGGCCACGCCCTCGTCAAGCACTGGCTGGAGACCACCGACTATCGGCTCATTGTGTTCAGCCGGGATGAACTCAAACAGGCCCAGATGCGGGAGGAGTTCCCTGATGTGGAACGACTTGCCTTCTTCCTCGGAGACGTACGAGACTTGGCCCGTCTCAACCTGGCGTTTGCGGCTAAAGTTGATGTGGTGGTTCATGCGGCTGCTCTCAAACGGGTCGATTCAGTCTGTTACGATCCGGACGAGGTACTCAAGACCAACATCCTGGGCAGTCGTAATGTCCTTCATGCTGCCCGAGGAAAGGTCCCCAAATGTCTCCTGATCTCAAGCGACAAAGCCTGCTACCCGACCAATGCCTATGGTCTATCCAAAGCGATGGCGGAAGCCCTGTTTACCAGCTTCAATGTGTACAGCTCGCCGCACGGCACCTGCTCGGCATCGGTCCGCTACGGCAATGTCCTGAACTCTCGGGGCAGCGTTGTCCCTATATGGCGCCAGCAGATGGCCCAAGGCAGGCCCCTGACCCTCACACACCCTGAGATGACTCGGTTCCTCATTACCTTCCCACGGGCTATCCAACTGATTGAGGATGCCTTGGAGAGCATGGAGGGCGGGGAGATATTCGTGCCTCGGCTAAGGGCAGCAAATATGAAGGATCTTGGTATGGCAGTACAGGGGGCCGACATACAGCCTTACAATCTGCTTATTACTGGTCTCCGTCCCGGTGGAGAGAAGCTCCACGAGACCCTGATGACCGAGGAGGAGATCAAGCGGGCCGTGCTGGCCGTCCCTGATACGGCCATCATTCCGCCCGAACTGTTCCCGTGGCGGCAGGAGGTCGCTATCATGGGTCTGAGTGTGCCGGAGGGCGAGTGGAGGAGTGATATCGCCCCTAGATACACGATGGAGGAGTTGAGAGAGGTATGCCAAACCCATACATAATCGCAGAGGCGGGCTCCTGCCACGAAGAGACTCTTTCCAATGCCATCCGGCTTATCGAGGTGGCAGCCGAGGCGGGAGCCGATGCCTGTAAATTTCAAATGTGGAGTTCTCCCACTCGGATGCGCGAGCGTCGGCACATTGACACTTCCGGTCAGTATGACCAGGGCTCCATCCGCCCCCAGTGGCTCAGCAACCTCCGGGATAAATGCCATGCCGTGAATATTGCTTTCGCCTGTAGCGTCTACCTGCCAGAGGACGTAATGGAGATCAGCCAATACGTGGATGTGTTCAAGGTCAGCTCATTCGAGGCTCGGGATCGGGAGTTGACGGATGCCATCGCCCGAGTGAAGGGGGATCGCCCATGGTTCATTTCCACTGGGATGCAGGAGGAGTCCGATGATGCCGCGCTCCCGAAGGAAGCCATCTACCTCCACTGCGTCTCGGCCTACCCGTGCCCGCTCGAAGAAGCCAACCTCGGGGCCATCGAGCCGCACGAAGGCTACTCGGACCATACGCGATGTATCTATACTGGCGGCCTGGCAGTGGCCTGCGGTGCCGACTACCTCGAAGTGCATTATCGTCTGGACTCCACCAGCGCCGCTTGTCCCGATTACCCTGTGGCCCTCAGCCCCAGCCAGCTCGCACAATACGTAATGTTCGCTCGCACGGCGGCTGAGGCCCGGGGGGATGGGGTCAAGCGGGTGATGGAGTGCGAGCGGCCCAATTTGCGCTATCGGGTGCTTGGATGAAGTTCCCCATGGACGACCAAGGAGAGGTCCCGGACATGCTGCGGTGTGACTGGTGCGGGGAGTGGCAGCCCTCAGATGATGGGGACTGGAAGATCGTGGTGGATGAGTGGGTGTGTGGGCGGTGTCAGGGGAGCGTTAGATGATCCGCCTCCGGCCCGCAGAGCCCCAGGACGCATGGGCAGCGTACCAGCTCCGCAAGCAGATCCAGCCTGACCTCCAACTGGCGGCTCATGACCACTGGTGGACTGACACGTGGGAGCATCGGTTCATGGCCTATGACGGGCCTGTGTTGGTGGGGATTATCCGGCTGAGCCAAGAGGGGGTCATCCATCTCTTGGTGGCTGAGAAGGAACGGGGGAAGGGGTTGGGGACTCAGATGCTTCAGGCCATCAAGCGGGTGGCCAAGGAACTGGGATTCACTCGGCTACAGGCCCATGTCGAGCCAGCCAATATCGCCTCCCAGCGGGCCTTCTTAGGTGCCGGCTATCGGCCCACTCAGTTTGAGGTGATCCTATGACTCCGGTGCAGGAGGCCTGGACCCGCCTGAGCACGTGGACGGCCGCCTACGAGCGCCCCGTGGGCCCCCCGATGCTGGGCGTGATCCCGAGCACGCTGGCGGCGGATCGGGCGGTGGTGGAGGCGCATGTGATGGCTAAGCATGAGGGATGCCGTAACTGTGAATTGATCGAAGCATGCCGCGCCCAGCTTGCCACCGCCCGCGAGCGGGTGCGGGAGTTGGAGAATGAGAACGCCGCGCTCCGACCGAGTGCCGAGAACTATCACCGCCAGCGGATCGCGAAGGAGCAGGCCGAGGCACGGGAACGGGAGTTGGAAGCGGCCAAGGAATGCGCCGCGGCGCTGGCTGCGCAGATGAATCGTGAGGCCGAACTCTATCGCTCGGGCATGTGGGAAGCGCGGGAGCAGCGCGCAACCGCTTTGACTCGGCTGACGCAGGCCGAGGCGCGGGAACGGGCGGTGACGAAGCTGCTGGCTCTTCACGAGGAGTGCGATGACGATATCCCGTGCTCAATCTTGAGCGACCTGCGCGCCCTGCTCGCACCCCCGGCGCCCGCGCCATGATGGACTTCACCGTGTCCATGCGGGTAGGCTACCGTGACGATGATCCGGTCTCTTCTGCGGGGGTCAAGGCGGCCATCACCGAGATCGTGCGCCACTTCCTGGAGGTATCAGTGAGTGACGTGCGTGTTACTCAGCGTCGCTCCACGCCATGACCTGGGAGCACTGGGCGGCACTGGCCATGGTCCTGCTGGTCGTGGTGGGAGGGATTTATCTCATCTGGGGGCCTGAGGCATGAAGCAGCTTGCGATTATGAAGAATGTGGGAATTGGTATGCGGGATATGCACCGGCCGGGCCTCTGGTTTACCGCCTACACGAGCGAGAATTCGGCCAGTTTACAGATATTAGATTGGAAGAAAGCAGGGAAGTTGATTCAGGAGACTGGCATCTACGATGTGAAGAAGTTTGAGGGTCAGCCCTGTTGGGTTGAGATTGAGGGTGGCATTGTTCGCTATATCGGGCCCTGGAAATTATGAGCCAGCCCATCATCCTCATCCAAGCCCGCACCAATTCTACCCGCTTCCCCAACAAGATCAACCAGCTGATCGGCTCCAAGCGCATGATCGACCATGTGATTGACCGGGCCCGCAAGACCGGCCTCAAGTGGATGCTGGCCCACAGCAAGGATTACCCCAAGGTGGCTGAGGAGGATGTCCTAGGGAGATTTCATGCCGCCTTGCAGGCCATCGACCCAGAGAAGGACCATTATGACCCCATCGTGCGTATCACCGCTGACTGCCCGATGCTGGATTCCGGGATCGTGTCTCAAGTGCTCAATACCTACTACAGCCGTCCTGCCCATCAGCCCGCCTATGTCGGGACGGGGCCCGAGTGGGACGGATTGGACGTGGAGGTGGTTTCCCGAGCCCTGCTCGCACGGGCCCATGCCGTCGCGGTGAGTCCCTATTACCGTGAGCATCCCACGTCATGGATCTGGCAATGTGTTGGCGGGATGCGAATCCCCTTGGAGGGCCCAGCCCTTCGCTGGAGCGTGGATGATGAAGAGGGTCTGGAGTTTGTACGGCAGGTGTTTGAACGCTGCCCCCTGTGTCGTACTGGGGTGCCTCATCATACTAATGCTGCTGGCAGCATTGGTGGTACCAATCGTCATCCCGTATTTGATCTCCACCATCTGGAGCGGGGTGATCTGGCTGAGTGCTTGGCGTATGACCTCTTGATGACGAGGACTGGGGGGCCTGTGTATGTCTCTCGCTGACCGCTACAAGGAATCCATCGCCCTCACGACCCAAAGCCGTAAGGTGACGCCCTACGGAGCGCAGACGGCTAGCAAGCAGCCTTCCCGCTTCCCTGAGGGAGCCTACCCAGCCTACCTCCAGCAGGGGGATGGGGCCCGGGTCCAAGATGTCGATGGCAATTGGTATGTGGACTACATTGTAGGCTTGGGGGCGGTCCCCTTGGGGTACAATCATGCGGCAGTCAGTGAGGCCATCAGCCTTCAGTTGGAGAAGGGCCTGATCTCAGCCAGCCTGCCCACCGAACTAGAGGAGCAGATTGCCAGCCAGCTGGTCTCCATTATTCCCTGTGCTCAGGACCATGGGCAGGTCAGGTTTGTGAAGACCGGCTCTGAGGCCTGTGCGGCAGCCGTAAGGATCGCACGGAGAGCCACCGGCCGGGATCTGGTGATCGTGGTGGGATACCATGGCTGGCATGATTGGGTGATGGTCACGAGTGACCCGCATCCCGGCATTCCCGCGGCCATGGAGGGAGGCTTTTATGGGGGATTCGAGTTCCCAATTGTCGCCCGCGTGCCCTATAACGACACGGGCCGGATTGAGGATCTCATGCGCTCCCATAAAGTGGCCGCCGTCATGCTGGAGCCCACCCTCCTGGAGGCCCCCAAGGAGAACTATCTCAGTGATGTCGTTACCCTCTGCACGTTGCACGGAGCCGTGTCCATATTTGACGAGATGGTTACAGGCTTCCGCTGGGCACGAGCGGGAGGGCAAGAGTACTTCGGGATTTCTCCTGACCTGTCTACATTCGGAAAAGGTCTGGCCAATGGGATGCCGTTGGCGTGTGTTGTGGGGCCCGAACGGCTGCTCCGCTACGCCGATGTCATCTCCGGGACCTTCGGGGGGGAGTGCTTGAGCCTGGCCGCAGCGGGGGCGGTACTGGATGCCTACGAAGATGGCGCCATAATCCGAGCCCAATGGCATGATGGAGATGTCTTTCAGGCCTACCTTCAATTCCTCGACATTCCCCATACTGGCTATTCCGTCCACCCCAAGATCACCTACACGGGAGCGGAGATGGCCCTGTTCCTCCAGGAGACCGCCCGCCGAGGACTGCTGCTCCATCCGGCCGGCCTGAATATCTCTGCTGCCCTCACGTCGGAGGATATGGACCTGACCTACCGGGCCCTGAAGGGAGCCAAGGAAGCCATGGAGCAGGGAGTTCGACTAGAGGGCATCATTCCTCCCACCTCACTCTTTCGGAGGAACACATGACTGGTGAAGAACTGTTGGCGCGGGCTGCTGATCTACTTGAACGGGAGGGATGGTGTCAGGGAGTTCTCCGTACTCGTGAGGGGCATCACTGCATGCTGGGGGCACTTGAAGAGGTGGGTCTGGGTTGTGCAGAAGTCCTCTTCGATCAAGTCATCCCTGCTATTACCGCAGAACTCGGGGGAGAAAACCTCGTTCGGTACAATGATACTTTTGGTCGAACGGCTGAAGAAGTCATCACCACCCTACGGAACGCTAAACGCTGGCTGTAACCCTTTCCCCAGTTGAGCCGGGGACGACTCCCCCCTATTGGAGGGGGCCTCTGTGGGCCGATGCGGAGGGGCTGGGGGAATTTACTGGGAGGGGAGCGGGCTACTTCAGGACAGTGAGGACATGCTTGAGACGATGGTGAGCGGGGGCGACCTCGCTCATCGTCATTTCAGGGGCCCTGTGCGGGCCGTACAGCCTTGCTACGCGATCCTGATAGGCGTAGTGATACTCCGGGACCCCTGACTTGGGGGTGGCGTACTCCTCCACCGTGATCCGGTCCACCATGGGCTCACAGATCACCACTGCCTGCCGGGCCGCAGCCAGCATGGCTGCCAGGACGCCATCAATATCCCGGGGGTCCAGGTAGGCCAAGGCATAGCAACTGAGGACCACATCCGCCATCCCCTTCCCCAGGAGATGGAGGTCCCTCAGGTCCCCTTGGTAGCCGAGCCACTGCCAGCCTTCGGCTTTGGCTTGGAGCTGGCCGTACTTGATAGCTCCAGGGTGTATGTCCATGCCGAGGAGGTCACAGGCGGGCCACCGCTGGTGGATTCTTCGTAGGTTAGGCCCTGTGTTGCATCCCACTTCCAAGAGACTCGTGAAATGAGGAAGCATTTCAAGGGTTCTAACGATGGCATCCCGATGGCTCCCTTCGGTATCATTCCAGTATTTCTCTACCCACCAATCCCCGGGGTAGACATCATGCTGGACGATCCAGCTGTCCTTTAGGGATTCTGTGGGGGCCAGCTCTAGGGCAGGATGCCCAGCGTCAATAGGCCCATCCATCAGGTCACGTTGACGGACTTGGTCACTGGGCAGGTCCGGGCCCCGGCCTCGGTGGCAGGGGCAGCCAAGCGCATCTGATTCCACCCCACCTTATTAATTACGGTGGCCTTTCCCGCTGGTAGGGAGACATCGGTCCCCCCAGATTGGAGGGTGACGAAGTTGGTGCCGGTGGTGGTGGGCTCCACCTCGATGAAGAGGCCGGTGCTCGTCAGAGTGGCCGGGGTGAAGATGGTCAGGGCGGTGGCATCATCGAAGATGCTAATGATATTGCTGTAGCTGGAGCCGTTCACGACGACCATGGGCGGCAGGGCGGCGATGTGCTGGGCCATCTAAGAAGTGACCACCTGAAAGGGCGGGCCTCCGAGATCCTTTACCCGGTAGACCTTCCCGGGGACCAACCGATCACAGAAATCCGCCATCTGGAAGGGTAGGGGATCAAAGAGCCCCGTATCTACCCAATGATTCCAGAGCAGATCTTGTGCTTCCTGCCACTCTTTAAGCGACTCTTTAAGCGCCTGTGACAATGACGTTCTCCATCTCGCTTTGAGGTACACTCTGGGCACCCTGGGAGTTCGATCTCGTCCACTGGGTCTCCTCTACCCGGCGAAGGAATTCTCTCCAGTCGCCACGGCAGCGGGCACAATAGCAATCAGCGTCGGATCGCTGCATCATCGTCCTCAACAATCCCTAGGCACTCCAGCAAGGGTTGGCGGGCTCGCACAAGGGCCTCAGTGCGCGGCCACTCAGGTTCCCAGCAGGCGAACTCCACCCACCGCCGCCACAGCCTAAGGAACCAGCGGATCATACCCGCCCCGTCTTCAAGACCTGCCGGATCAGGTCCGGGTTGGCATCGCGGGGGGCCCAGAGCCGATAGGCATAAATGTCCCACGCTCCCACCATCGCATGAGCCTCGATATAGCCGGCGAAGCGGTTGGATTGGGGGAGCGGATTGGTAAACTGACCTTCCCCCACGTAGAAGCTCTGCCCCAGGCTGGCATAGCGTTGGTCATCCCGAGAGGGCAGGAAGGGCTCCGGGGGCCACTGGAAGGGCTCCCCTGTCCCCGGGGGAGGTGGAGGGGGAGGTAGTGAGGGAGGAGCCGGTGGGACCTCCGTACTCACTACCCGAATGGGGCTATCACTCTCCAGCGTGATTCGATAACTCATGCCGCCTCCTCGACGTATTGACCATAGGGCCCCCAGTGGGGCAGGCCGAACAGCCTCACCGCCGTGATCTGCTGCCATGCTAGGTCCGGGTCCATCCCCGTGCTCAGCCAGCCCACCAAAAGATTGGCATCCGCCATGGCCCGCTGGTGCCGGGTGCCTCCGTTCTGATACCAGAGATCATGCGTGATACAGCACGCCCGCTGCTCTGCGGTCTCCTGGGGGACCAAGAGCCGGAGCAGCCGGGGCACGCTACAGCCATCTGGAGTTCGGCCCATCAGGGATAGATGATCGGGAACAGGAAGTCAATCACCAGCCCGATCAAGTGGAGCAGGTAGTCGGTAGTCATCAGGTCCTCCTGCCGCTAGCGTAACACGGGCGCATGGACCTGGCCCATATAGCCCAGCACGCCGAATACGTTCAGCAGCCACAGGACCACGATGATAATGACCACCACGTTGAGGATCTGCTTGATCTTCTCATCCATGGGGATGTAGGCGTTGACGAGCCAGAGCAATACACCCGCCACGATGAGGGTAATCAGGATGGGGAGCAGGGGCATTATTTGACTCCTTGTGTAACACCAGGAGGCACGGGAGCATCCGGGACCACCAAGATTTGGGAACCCTTGGTGCCGGAGGTCAGAGTGAATCCCTCCCCACAATCGATGGTGCCATTGATGCCGGTAAAGCCGGAGCCGCCTCCCACAATGGTGGCCTTCCCCTTACAGGAGAAGTCCTGGAGGAGGGCGCCATTGCCGAGACAGCCGCCGAACAGCAGGGCCCCCGCCCCGAGCAGGACGAGGGCCCCCAGCTTGGACATGTTAGGTACTGGCGACGCCATCGAGGGCGTCATCAATCGACTGGACCTTCTGCCGGAGGGCCTCAGCAGCGGCGGCATTGTCGGCCGCCCCCTGCGCCACCTCGGTCAGGTCCATGTTCGCTCCGCCGGCCTTCACTTCGGCCAGGATCTCATCCGACTTGGCGTCAATCACGCCGAGGGTGCTCTTGGTGGCCGCGAGGGCGGCCTTCACATCATCAATCTGAGCCATCAGGTGGGCTCCTTGCGCTTGCAGCGCCTTGAAGGCGTGGAGGATCTGGTCCAGCTGCTTCGTCCCCACCCCAATGTTAATGTCATCGAAGGTAATATCAACCTCATCCTTAGCAGGTCGCCTGCGGTCCTTCATGGGCTCTCAGGGGGCATTACTTGGCCTCCTCCACGGTCATGCGGGCCCGCAGACAGGGCCCCACGGCCGCATTCGAGCGGTGGTCATCCAACTGCTTCACGAGGAGCGCCCGGACCTTCTGGCACTGCTCCAGCGTCACCTCGGCAATGGGAGCGATGACCGGCCCTCCCATCAGCATGGGGAAGGTGACCACGAACAGATACAGGATGGCTGCATTCACCGGGGGGCCACCAGTTTGACCCCGCCATTCAGGCTCAGGGTTACCAGGGTGTCACTGACCTGACAGCGGAGGGTGAAGGGCTCCTTGAAGGCAGGACGCAATACTACCACACTTCGGAGCCGTGTGGTGCGCCACAGGATCTGGAGGGCTGAGGTGCCGCCCATCAAGCGGCGGCAGGTATAGTCGCCCACCTGAACGGTGGCCGGGGGATCGGTGGTCTTGAGCCGAGTGAAGGTCTGGGAGACATCTCCCACCACAGCGGGCTGAGGGGCTCCGTCAATGGTGATCTGGGCCCCGGCTGGGTCCATCCCCACATACTTGAGCGTGGTCCCCGTCAAGGGATCGGTCCACGGGACATTCACCGGGAGTTCAGGCTGGGCCCAGGAACGCATGACGAGCATGTAGACGGCCCCGCTCATCTCCAGATGGACGATCACACCCTCGGGGCGGCTCTCCAGCCAGAAGGCCTGTCCCTCCCGATCCACCCGGATGGCACTGGGAGCGGTCAGGAAGGGAGCCAGGGGGCCCTCCAGAGCGGGCTGGAGCCAGCCCATCTTGGCCTTCACGGCGGCATTCAGGTCACTTGAGCCGGAGCCCATCACATCGAACTCATCCCCGTACTCGATGCTGGCACAGCCCGCCCCGATGACCCCGACCACCTGATCTCCGCAGGCCAGGGCATGGGAATGGACATTCCCGAGGCCATGGCCCATCTCATGGGCCACCACCCTCAGGGCGAACACTCCATTGATCCACGAGAGAGAAGGGGCCCCGCCCACCGTACTCACACCGGAGAACCCACAGGGGAGGGAGGGGTGGAGGTAGACGATATGGAGATAGAGGGCGGCTGACCCCTTGGCAGCTCGCACGGCCTGATCCGCTCGGCTGCCGAGGGTTCGGTAGTCACAGCCGGCAGGCTTGGCGAGGGTCACAGGGACCGTGGTCACTTGGAGCTGGAGGGCTCCATAGGAGTTGGCCGAGTAGAAGTCCACCAACTGCTGCGCCAGCCCAGCGGGGACCTGCACGGGCTCTCCGATGAAGGAGATGGGGATGAACAGCACAGGATGGACCCCACTGACCCGCAGGGGGCCGAGGCGCATCATTCGGGGCTGCCCATTGAAGAGGGGATCTCCATGCTGTACCCCGGGCGGATGGGGGCTGTACCAGGCCTTTCCTCCCGTACGGTCCTCATGGAAGACCTGCGCCGATTGGGCCCAGGTGAGGGATGGGAGCAGGAGCAGAATGAACAGCAGCCGAATCATTCGGTATAGCCCTCGACGGTGATCTCGTAATGGAACACTTGGCCCGGCCGGAGTGGATTCCAGTTGGCACAGAAGGCAGCTATGGTAATCCCGTCCCCGGGCCCGAAGCGCCACGGGGTCCGGTACAGGCGAAAGGAGGAGACATCCCCAATTCCGCCTGGGCTGACATATTTATCTGCTGAGAGGGACTCAATGACATCCCCCGCGAATGACCGGACCTTCACATGGGTGTCGGTCTGGCCATAGATGCCAGGATCATTCACCCCCATGAAGATTCGCATGGACTCCACGTAGAGCACGCGGCCGGTTGGATTGGGCCAGGAGACCACGGGCCGCCAGCCGGCACAGGGGGCCAGCTCACCAGCCCAGGCAAAGCCGACCTTCCCTTGGGCCTGAGCCGTAAAGGGGAGCAGCATGAGCAGCAAGAGGGAGATACAGGTTTTCACTAGTGCCCTTTCTAGCCATCCCAGTGGAGACGGCGTTGGCGCTCAGTTTCCATCTCTTCAGGGGTATGGACCGGCTTGGCGGCCGGGACGGTCGGGGGCACCTTCCCCTGGGAGGCGGCAAACTGTTCGCTCATCTGCGTGATGACGGTATTCAACCGGGCGATCTCGGCGATAGTCTTGGTCCGCTCGGAGTTGACCGCCGTGTGGGTAGCATTGGCCCGGTAGGTCAGCCAGGCTCCAAAGCCGGTGCCGATCATAGCGATCAGGGCCAGGAGGATCGTGTTCCAGTTGGTGGGTTCCATATTTCTGCTATCCCTTCTCCGCTTGGCATCACTTTTGCCATAGGGGGAGGCGACTTCTATTTTACACCTCTGTCAAGGGGGGGCAATAAATACTTTGCAACCCTCCGAGATTGCTGGGGAGAGATTGTTACGTTGACGCGCTGCGCCTTGGGCTAGATGCCTACGCCGGCCAGCAGGCGGCGGGTCCCGATGATCGGAGTGGTGCCTGCGCTCTGGGCCACGAACTCCATGCCGATCACCACGCAATCCGCCACCGCCGTCTGGGTGGAAGCCCACGTCTGGGTGGGCGTCAGGTTGAAGGCACCCATGGCTCGGGCGGCTGGGGTGGCATAGCCGAGGTCCGTCGTCCGGGTGAACCCGGTGGGCGTTCCCATGCTGGTGTTCACACCCTTGGTATAGAACCCCATCACGGCGGCTGAGGGGACCGAGGGGAGCGTGAGGCTGACCGTGGCTGAGATCGTGGAGAGGAATGTCGATTGAGCAATCGCCCCGGAGCCATTGGTGCCTGAGGTGGCCGAGCCGGTAATGAGGGTAACGATCCCGGCGAATCCGGTCTGGGTGGCCCCGCCGAAGGAGGCTGTAATGACAGCCCCATTCTGGCTGGTGCCGATCATAGTTCGGAGGACAGAGTTCCGTTGGGTGGCTGAGGCCGAGGTATTGAAGGCGTAGGTCTCGACCGTGCTCCATGTGGCCCCCGTCAGCCCAGCAAGGGTCGGGTTGGCCGCAGAGCCCGCCACGGCCGAGTTGGAGATGTGGACGAGGATGAGCGTGTTGGCGTCATAGTTGGCCGAGGGGAGCGAGAAGGAGACGGCATCGGTCGTGGTCGCCGTAGAGGCAAGGTTGGTAACGCCGAGGGCCATGGCTTAGACTTCGTAAATGTAGGAGCCGTGGCCTGCAATGATGCCGCTGTTCCCCAGATGGACTTGGAGGGACCCAGCCGCAGAGGTCTCCAAGATCCAGCTGGTACGGTCTCCCACCGCACTCACGCCCGAGTAGGAACTCAGGACCATGGGGGCGGATGAGGAGCCGCCGATGGCCGTATTGCTGGAGTAGAATGACACCTCTTGGCTGCTATTGCTCACTAGCACATAACTGACCAGCTTGACCTTGTTGCTCCCACTGGCAGCCACGAGGGACTTGAGCCCGCTGCTGGTGGCCGTGAAGTTGAAGAAGGCCAGACTCACTCCCCGGGTGATGTCCGTGAGCAGCCCGCTCGTTGAGGTGGCATTGACCAGATAGGTCCCGGAGGTCAGGGTATTGATGGACCCGCTGGAGATGCCGATAGGGCTGGAGAGCGTGACAATCCCTGAGGACAGGCTGGTCGGGCTGCTCAGGACGACGGTCGGATTGCTACTCAGGGTGATCGTGCCGCTGGAGATGACCACCGGCTGGGTGGATTGCACCATCAGCCCTTGGGAGGAGGTGGCCGGGACCACGCCCACGGAGGCTGTGGCACTCAGGACTCCGAAGATGGCGTTGGTGATGCTATCCACGGTGATGGCACTGCTGAGGGAGACCGCCGTGGTCTTGACGACCGTGAGGGCTCCGGAGGTGGTAACGATGGCGACCGCCGTGGAGGCATCATTGCCGATGACCACCCGCTCCCGCTTGACCGTGTTGGCCCCAACGACCAGGGAGGTGGCGTCGAGGAGGTCCCCGGAGGTGGTCCCCGTGTATGGCAGCTGGACAATGGCATCAGCCATAGGATCGTATTACCTGGGTTGACAAGTCGCGTTGTAGGGGCTGTATTGACCGCACAGGGGCTCCTGTGGGGGGCTAGGGCTTGGGGGGAGGGGGAGCCAAGAGGGCTTGGACCCTGCGGGCCCCGGCCATGACCCCCAGGATGGTGGCCAAGATCCAGATGGGCAGGGCGGGCATGGTCACTTCCTTGGCCCCGAGCATGCTGCCGCTAATGGTTCCCCCGGCTGTCAGGATGAAGTCGGTCAGGAAGCTGATGGTCAATGTGGGCCACGGGATCACATTCGGGCGTCGGTCATCCGGATGGTGGCCGTCTGGGAGACGATCAGGCGCCGGAAGATCCCCGAGCCAGCCGTGCTGGTCACGCTGCTCGTATTGACCCATCCGTTAAGCCAGTTGACCTTGATTGCGGCTGAGGGCATCTACCGGCCGCGATGGAATCCTGTCGGCTGTCGCACGTCTGGGCCGAAGGGGATATTGGGGGTCGGCTGGGGCTGACCACTCCCAGTAAGGATGCCGCTCTGGAGCAGGAGTTGGAGCAGGCCCACCGGGTCCCAGTTGGTGAAGGGGGTGGCTCCTCCGGGGGGCTGATTGACCTGGGTCCCGAGGTAGGGGGCCAATTTGTCAAAGAGCCCGGCCTGCTCCAGTTGGGCCTTAATGGCCTGCTCAGCAGGAGTGCTCTGGCCCATGAAGTTGAGGAAGGGCTGGAGGCCGGCAAACTGCTGCCCACCCCCTTGGAGGGACTGGGTGAGCCCGTCGGCTGTGAGGGGCTGGTTCATCTGAGTCTGCCCGCCCATGGTCAGGCTGGAGGCAGGCCCGCTCGGCTGATCCCACTTGACCATTTGGCCGGGGCGGGAGGGAAGCATGCCGGTTTGACCATTGGAGCCGGTCCATGATTGGCCCGGTGTGGGAGCCCCATAGGCGTAGCCGGGCTGAAGGGGCGTGCCGACGTTGGGAGTGGTGAGGTCAGCAATCCACGGGTCCCACATGGTCCCGGAGCCGGGGGCGTAGGGGCCGGTGTTGGGCATCTCGTTACTTGGAGATATTCCAGTTCCGGCATAGGGGTTATAGGGAGGCTGCTGGGCTGGCTGCCCCTGTCCTGCTAGCACTGGCTGGGGCTGCTGCGGGGCGGTCTGAGTGGCTGGGGGAGGAGGGGTGCGGGCTGGGTCGCCTTGATTGGAGGGGGCAGCGGGGGGTGTCCCCGTGGGATAGTTAAACTTCTGTCCTAAAGGAGGAGCCTGAATACCAAAATAATTGGCCACGTTCTGGTTCTGCTGATCGGGGAGCCAACCTCCTCCTCCCGCCCGGTCTGGATTGGTATACCACTGGGCCGCGTCACTCGCCAGTTGCGTATAGTTCTGCCCAGGATTATTCGCAAAGTAGGCATCCACGTTGGCTTGGGTGCCCCCATTCGCAAGATAATATTGGACGGCATCATTCTTCAATTGATCGTAGCCGGGAGCTGGAGCAGGGCTTGGATTGCTTGCCGCATACATGTTGGCATCTACGAACGTTGGCACAGATGGCGGGGGAGTGCCCGTTGCCCACGTCTGCGGGCCGGTCCCGAGACCAAGTTGCGGATCGGGCGTCGGGGCGCTCATGGAAGTCGCTGGAGCATTGGGATCTTTGGTCCAAGTGGTAGGAGGACTACCGCCGAGTCCGATGTCAGGCATGGCTTAGGGTCCTTGTATGCTAGGGGGTGGCTGGAGGGTCGGGGGAAGCGTCTGGTAACGGAACTTGGGGAGTGGGGCCGGGTCGGGAAGAGGGGGGATGGTGTTCAGCTTCTTCTCGATCCGCTCGACGGCGGCTCTCAGGTAGCGCATATCCAGGGTATAGGCAATGAGGATGGCATCCCGTTCCCGAGCTTCCTTCGTCGTCTCTTGGGCATGGGCTTCGAGAAGCGCAATCCGGTTGATCGCATTGGCGTAGACAATCCCTCCGAATGTCGTCGCCGCAAGGAGCAGCAGTGCCAGCAAGGTCTTGTCAATCTGGCTCACTTGACGGGGTGGCCTCCACGGGGACCCCACGGGGGGTGAGTGCTTCACGAGCAGTCGCGCCGCCGAGTTTTCCGAGTTCTCCCAAGAGTTGAATCAATGGCTCGGTGCCGGGGGCTTTGGTGACCCACTCGTTGGGGGCGGCATAGCCCCCGAGGGCCCCGGCGAGTGCGGGAGGAGAGTAGTAGAGGCTGTGGCCGGTTCCTGTTGCCATCCCTCCGAGGGCCCCCAGAAGGCCGCCGACTTTGGCCCGCTTCCAGGGCGTGCCCAAGGATTGCTCGGTGAGGTCTCCCGTATCGCGGGGATTCAAGGGGGAGGGCTCAGGGATAGGAGCCGCTGGAGTACCAGCGCGGGCAGCCTGCATGATCCCTTCATTGGCGGTGCCGATGTCACGCTTCCGGAGGAGGTCGACCAGTTTGGGATCACTGAGGGCCTTCACGATTCGGTCGGTATGGAGAACACTCCCTTCAGGGAGGATCTCGATGGCCTTACTTTTCCCGAGGAAGTCATTGACGCCGAAGCCGGTCTTGTAGGCTTGGCGGGCCTCGGGGTCTCCAATACCGGCCTTGTCGAGGGCTTCCACCACACGGCGATAGCGACGCCAATCCTTGGCTCCAGTACCGGTCACGGCCTCAGCCACATCAGCGGCCCGAGCGGTGCCGAAGATGACATCTCGGGGGCCGGGTGTGTTGACCACATCCATCAAGGGAACCTTGAGGGCTTGGAGATCCGTGAGGGGCATCTGGATGGTCGTGTTCCCGGCTTGCTTGACGATCTGCTGCATGGACTTGTCGAACTCTTTAGAGAGAAGTTTGGGACCATTGCCCAAGACGGCTTCGGTAAGTCCAGCGGTATCGGATGGGAGCCCACGGTAGGCTGGGACGACAGATTTAAGTTGGTCCATGATCGAGGTCGCCGCTTGGCCGGCATGGAGATCTTTCGCACCCGCGTAGGCGCTCTGGGCAGCAATGGTATTGGCCTCATGCTGAGCGAGTGCGGTCTCATGGGCTGCGTCAGCCGCTTTGGCGGCTGAGCGCATGAACGGCTGTTTGATGGCGCCCATGACTCCCTCGGCTGCTCCCTGAAGAGCCCCACCGAGACCCCCCTTGATGAGACCCATGCCGGGCTCTGAGAGTCCTCGTCCTTGGAGAACGTGTTCGAGCATGGGAACAAGTGCCCCTGCTGCGATGCGGGCTGGAATAGTCGTCCCCCCAAGTGCGAGTTGTCCTGCGATTCCCGTCCCCATCTCTTGATAGGGAACCATCGTGTTGTAGACGTTCTGGGGAGTGGTATGAGTCATCCCTCCAAGGATCTGAGCGATCAGCCCAGGGCCCTGAAATCCTTGGGGGGAGGTCTGCTGCTGCACGCCTTTGAGGAAGGAACCAATACCGGGGATCTTCCCCAAGAGGGCCGCGATGGGCTCCTCTGGATTCAGTGGAGACTTAATCATCTCCTCTTCGGCCACCGGGCCCTCAACCTTGAAGGGCATTACTTAATCTCCACATAGCCGGGCGGGATGGGATCACCGGGGCTCAAGGTGGCCCAGACAGGCTTGCCGGTCTTCATGTCCATGAACTGCTTCCGCTGGATCAATGGAGGTGTGCTCAGAGGTGAGGAGGGGGCCGTAAGCCAAGGGGCCGTGAGGTACTTGGCCTTCTCAATGACCTCAGGGGGTGTGTTGGAGCCAGGGACTTGGGCCACGGCAAGGTCTCGGCCCATCTTGTCCTTGATGAGACCCTCTAGAGTGCTGAGATAGCCCTCCATGACCTTTCTGGGGGGGAGGCCGTCCACCGCGCTCAACTGCTTCTGATAAGCCTGAATAGACCGCACGCTCTTTTCATCGAAGTAGCCCCGATCCAAGCCGACCGTGATGGGATTCCAGTGCTGCATCAGGTTGAAGACACTCTGGTCATTTGTGTAGAGCGTGTTCCGCTTGATCTGGGCCCAGAGTTGGGAGGCTTTATCGTTGCTGGCCGGGAGAGCATCCTCGGGGATACCCTTGAGGTCGGCCCGGAGCTGGGCGATGTTCTTCAGGTAACTGTCCCCCTGAGCGTAGGGGGCCACCAATTTGTCTACGAGCACGGGATTGGTGGGCTTGTTGAGTTGGCCGGCTAAGCGGGCATCAATTCCGGCGAGCAGACGCTCGGTCTGGAGATTGTTCTGGAGTCGGAGCTTCTGCTCCTCCTCGGTCTTGGCCTGCTGATGGACCGCGTTGAAGACCTTGGCCCGGTCGGGCTCCGAGAGATCAGTATACTGCTGGCCCGGGAACATGGTCTGACTCATGGACCGCATGGCCATCGCAAACTTGGGATCTCCGGCCAATTCTGGGGCCGCTCGCTTGGCCTGCTTATCAATCAGGTCTTGTTCCTTGACCTGACGGTCAACCTCCTTGCCATGGAGGACATCGCTGGACTCAATCCCATTCGCGGCGAGGAAGGCATCACTCTTGACCATCGTGGCATAGAACTTGACCGCTTGGGGATCGAGCCGGAACTGCTGGGCCGCAACCTGCTGCTTCTCTGGGTCATCCCCGGCACTATTAAAGGCGGTGGCGATTTGCTTATTGCGCTGCTCGCTCACAGGAGAGGGCAAGGTCCAGCCCTCGATGACATTCTGAGGGACAGGAGTACCCATCATCCCTTCCATAACCTTGGCCTTGGCCTGAGCCAACCCAGCCCGAGTCTCGGGCGTGGTGGCGGCCTCAAGGAAATTATCATAGGCTTTCAGCTGGAGGGCCTGCTTCTCGGTGGCTCGCTTCTGGGCAATATTCTGCTCAGTGAAGAGGGTATGCTTCTCCCGGCGGTTCTCCTCCCGATTCAGACGGTCATTCGTGATGGACCATTGGGTGGCCAACCGCTGCTGATCGTTCATCTTCTGGAGCATCTGAGCAATCCCGAGTTGCTGCTGCTGCTGCTGCTCGATGATGGCGGTGGCAGGATTGGGCTGGTTCCGCATGAACGCCACGCCCCCGGCCATGGCCTGCCCCATCCGCTGGCCAAAGGAGGGCCCCTGGAGGAGACTCAGGATGGCAGCATTGGGGATAGAGCCCCCCATCCCTCCGATTGCGTCTAGGAGGCTCCCCTGCCCTCCTGAGGGCTGTCCGGTGGCCTGCTGGAGATCAGGAGCCCGCGTGGGCTCTGAATCAGGGCCGGGAAGGTCGGGAGAGTATTCAGCCACTACTTCTGCCCCAGCAGTTTGAGGAGGGACTTCTGGAAGTCATTGGCTCCGGGGGTGGGAGAGAGATTGGGACCCCCACCGGCCGTGATTCCTGTGCCAATGCCACCGATAATGTCTCCAATCCCGCTCCCGACCACTCGGGGGAGTGGTGTGGCGGTCTGGCCCGTGGTATTCCCGCTCTGCTGGCTCTGGCTCAAAGACTGGGAGCCCGTCTGAGTGGTGTTGGAGAGGTTCTGATTGCTCTGACCGCCCGTCAAGGTATTCTGCGTGCTGCCTCGGGGGGCGGAGTTGAGCAGGTTCAGGTTCCCGGCCATCAGGTTGTTCTGGGGGCCCATCAAGGCTTGGAGCAGAGAGGTCATGTTGGAGAGCTGCTGGTTGTTCTGAGAGCGATCAATCCCATACTTGCTCACGTCGGCGGCATACTTGCTGATCCCTGGGCCTAGAGCATTGGTGGCCGCATTGAGGGCCCCTGCGTTGGCTCCGGCCTCCCGACTGGCATTCTGGGACTGGAGGTCATAGGCTTGGAGGACATGATCGAGGTAGGCCTTGGCTTCCATGGCAGGCACTTGAGCCAGGGATTGGCCCATCATGGGGGCGGCAGCCGTCCCCAACAGATCGGCGCCTCCCGCGAAGCCGCGCCCGCGCGCGTTGGTGATGGCATTGCTTGCCAAATCGCCCGTGAAGGAGCCGAAGGCCTGCTTGATGAGGTTGCCGATAGCGGGATTGTAGGCCGTGGGCAACTCCGAGGGGAAGCCGGTCACGGGGGCAGCGGAGGGGGTCGTGTTGGGAGCGGCAATGGAGCCCACGCCCCCGGTTCCGTTCATCTGCCCCATGGCTCCGGTGGCGAGCTGCTGGAGCATGCTCAGGCCTTGATTGTAGGCCCCCTGAGCCCCGGGCGCATTGCTCCCCAGCATGCCTGTAAGGCGGTCCATGGCCATCTGGGCAGCCGGATCGAGGGACTGCTGATTGGCCGTGTTGGAGAAACCGCTGTCATTGCGCTGCTGGTTCTGCTGCTGATTGCTGAACCCAGACTGGCTCTGGGATGTGGTGCCGGAGGTATTACTGGTGCCAGAGGTGGTCCCGGAGATGCCCCCGCTGGCAAGGTTGCCGAGGAGGCTCGCAAGGGGGCCGGAGCCCCCAAAGATGGCCCCAGCCAGTTGGGGATTGGCTTTGGCCCAGTCCAGAAGGCCGCCGAGGAGGCTAGGATCGGCAGCCGAGCCAGCCCCTCCCGCAGTCTCCGCACCGACATTGAAGATATCCGCAACGGGCGTGCTACCGGGGTCAATGAATTCGTCAAGGGCCATTATTCTGAGGGTCCTTCGCCGGCTGAGCCGACTCCACCATCACTTGCGGGCCCGCCGGGGCCGCCTGAGGGCTCCCCTTGGGCATTGGCGGCTGCGTCAATTGCATTGGCGACTGCATTGGAGACGATCCCGAGTTCCGCTGCGGTAAAACTGGCGAGCGAGGGGGGCGCAGGAGTATCGGGAATGGCTGTCCCAGTAAAACTCAGGTCGGCTGAGGCTGGGGGTCCAGTTGGAGCGAGACCGAGGCCCATATCCACATTATTGGAGTCGCTGAAGGTCACATCTGGGGGAGGAGTGTCGGGGATATTCCGGGGACCTCCCCATTCAAGAGGAGCGGTTCGCACGCCGTGAGCCCGCTGGGCGCCCTGAGCAGCCTTGGCGGCAGCCCCGAGGAGTTGGTTCAGGAGCCCGAGGGGCGTTGCAGGGGCTCCTGTAGCAGCGGCGAGGGCCGTGGTGGCCGCCTTGGCTCCGAGGCTCTGGGCGACCTTTGGACCCCCGAGGGCGGCAATGGCTTGGCCGATGGCTCCTCCACCGAGGGCCCCTGAGGCAATCTGACCGGCTGTCGCATTGCCGGCTCCGCTCATGCCCTCGGGGTCATTGTTGGCATCAGGGGCGGGAGCGTCTCCAGTTCCTCCACCCTCAGGGCGTAGGGTAGCCTGCCCGGGAGGAGTCATCAGAAGTTGGAGGAGCAGTTGGGGAGGGAATCCACTCTGCATGAGTTGCTGGAGCAGGCCGAGCCCTCCGGTATCCATTAGCTCACGTCGCCATTGGCAACGGTATATCCAACCGCATCTACTGTGAGTCCAACACTCACGCCCGTATTGACATTCAGGTCGTAATAGAGCATGGGCGTACTCTGAATAACCGGGAGCTTAAATGCGGGAGCAGGCCAACTGTTGGATTGACCTGCGGAGGCAGGGCCTTGGGCAATAGGGCGGAAATACTCCGTGATGGGACCGCTTGAAGAGGGATAGATATTGATCTCTATATCAAGAGCACCTCCTGCGGAATACCCTCCAGTAATGCGTGGCCGGAGGAGCATCGCAACAGCCGCAGAGGGGATATAAAGCTTGGGCTGAATCGCGGCACTTGTGATCGAGACCGTCGTGGTATTAACATTGATAAGCGCCTGACCGCTAAAACGAAGTGTCGCTCCGTGAAGAACATGATCGATCGGGATCGCAGAACTGGCTGTCGCATACTTTGCGGAGCAGAGATAGGCCCAGTAGGTATAGTTGGAGGGCAGGGTGGGCCCAGTGGGAGGGGCGTTGGAGGAACAGACGCCCGCAATCGCTGTGCTGAACGTGCCGGTTGAGATGGCATAGAAGTGGACATCGGTGCTGGCAAAGGCGGCGGCCTGATCCCGCCCGTTGGCAATAGGACCGGCTGTCTGGGTATTCACAGAGAAGGAGGAAGTGGCGGTCATGGCGATAGCAAGCTGCTGACTTCCACCGCGCCGCAACTGATATTCATTGGCCTGAAAGCTGCCGATGTTGGAGATAAGGCTGCCCTGAAGCCCGCTGACCCGGCTGAGGGCCTCACTGGGACCAACCAGAACTCCAGCCCGGACCCCATCATGCATCGCCACCAAACCCTCAGGGGTATAAATGAAAATCCGCCCGGTGGAGTCAACGGTGGGACTGGGATTGGAGGTCCGATTCTCCAATCGCATGGCTACGGCCTGATTGCTGCCGAAGTCCAGACTGGTGGTCAGAGGGGAGACCAGTGCGGTGGCATTATTGATGATGTTGTCAAACTCGGCATCGAGGTCAGGGGCCGTGAGCACGTCCCCGTTGACCCACACTTTGATTCTGGACAGTGCTATAACGGTCTCTCCATATTAAGCAGGCTCCATGGCCTCGGCTTCGGCGGCTGCAAATCTGACCGAGTACCCGAGATGCTCAAAGTCTTGATCCAGCAGGGAGTTGGTCCAAGTAATTTGGATACCTCGGCCTCGGCCCTCGATGATGGATTCCTCATAGAGGAAATTGATGCCGCCGAGGATACCCGTGCCGAGGATGAATGATCCGAGGACACCGCCCGCTTGACTGCCCGTTAGGGAGCCTGTGCCGGCATTTCGATTGTCGGAGATCACGGAATAGGTCATGCTGGAGGGCGTCTGGGAGTCCGGGACCGCATAATAGGTGGTGATCCCAGTCCACTGCTTCTCCTGGCTCTCTGGGACGGTTCCAAAGGGAGTCTTGAAGCGAGTAATGTAGGGCGTCTGGATCTGGACCGGGTAGGGCTGCCCGTCATCATCGAAATACTGGTAGTCCCCCTGATAGACCATCCCGTTATCGGCCCCAAAGTAGAGATGGGGCTCCCCAATTGTGGTCGGCTGGAAGCCTCCGGCCGGATTGAGAATCAGGGCGGTCGCTGTCAGGCCGAAATTGGCCCCGGCTTGGCGGCTGATCTTCCAGAGGGACCAGAACTTTCGTCCTCCGGGCGTTGGATCAGAGAGCGCATAGTTGTAGACGATGGCCCAGTAGCGGGCGCCGGCTCCGGTGACCCCGTTGGGGGTGATAATCCAGCCGATGACGTTCCGGGACGCATTCCAGAAGCCCTTGGCGTTGGGAATGTCCTCCAAGGTGATGATGCGCTTCCGCCAGAGGTCCTGGATGGGCAGACTGAGGAACCCCTGCTCCACGTCCCCATACTTGATGGTGGTCTGGAGGCTGTGGACGCCATAATGGCTGATCCAATAGACATCCGTGGGTGTGGTGATGATCCCCTGCTGAGAGTGGGCTGGGGCACCCGAGGTAATCCGGTTCTTCGTGTAGGCCGTGGAGGTATTTCCGCTGATCTCGTGGACGGAGCCGAACTGGGGGCCCTTGAACACGTAGAGGTTGCGGAAGAAGGTCTGGGAGGTGCCGATCACACGGTCTCCATCACCAGGATCAATCGGCAGCGTGACCGCATCGACCCCCGTGCTGTCGAAGATATTGCCTGCTGCCGTGACTCGGATGTCAGAGGGGGCCGTGCTAATGCCGGTCATCACCATGCGGGTCTGATGGAAGGTCGCACTCTCGAAGATGGGCCAGTTGGCGCCGGTGGTTGGGCTCACGAGAGTAGTCGCAGTCAGATTGTAGGCGATGGGCTGCGTGCGCCCATCTGAGATGACCGCATGATCCTGGCCCAGCATGATATTCGTCTGAAGATTACTGTTCACGCCGAAGGAACTGGTGCCCGTCACAGCGGTCCAGAGGCCATTGCCCGTGCTACGGAAGATACTGGCGCCCGTGACGGCTACAAGGCGCTGGACCGGGTTCATGGTCCCCGTGCTGTAACTCCAGGTATCGGCCAGGGCCCGCACATTGCTGCTGCTGCTGACCATCGCGTTGGTGCTGGAGCCGGCTGAGGAGCTGGAGGGGGAATACTGAAGCATGCCGGAGCGGCGTTTCCGCTGCCCGCTCTCCAGATAGGTGATGTTGTCCGCAATCACCAGCTCGTTGGGATCGATGCTGGAAGGGTCCCCGGAGATATTCAGTCCTCCGAGGGCCGGGCGCACGGTCAGGATGAGATTCCGGGTGCTCATGGGTTATTGGGCAGGGTGTCGAACAGATTTCCCAGCGTGTAGGGCCAGCGGCGGCGGCCATTCCTGTTCCGGTAGAGGTCGGCCGAGGGATTGATCCCCGGATGGTCGCTGGCATACTCCCGCTGCTGGGCTGACATGAGGGCCATCACGTCATTGAACAGGTCCGTGTAGACCTTTCCTCGCTCGGTATCGTTGAGGAAGATCGGATAGCAGCGGCCAAGGGTGCCGTAGTTGAGCACCTGTTGATAATCCACCGGGAGGGCCATATCACTCAGGTCCCCGGCCTGTTGGAGCTTGTACCAGACCTCCAGCCGATAGTTCTTGTCCGGGTAGGGATGGAGTTGGAGTTCCCGGACAGAACTGACCGTATTGTTGGTGGCGAAGTCGAAGATGCTATACACCTGCGGCTTGCCCTCAGATTGGTCGAAGCCCTGTAAGTAACTCAGGTCCTCGATGCCCACTCGACGAAGGCGCTCTGGGTAGCCAAATCGCTTGACGTAGAGAAGCTTGCCGCAGCCCGCAGGGAGATCATAGCTGACCTGATACATCTTGAAGGTGGCGGCGGTATCCGTGGTGCCCGTGTAGGCGGCATCAAGGGTGGCGGCGGTAGCACCACTCGTATGGCTGGTGATCCGGTAGACCGCATTGCTGTCCGTCGCATTGCCCTGAATGATGAGCACGTAGCCCGCCACGGACACATTGGCCGAGAACTGCTGAGGGGCCGTGCTGAAGGTGACCCCGGTAGAGTTCTCGGTCACATTGACGGTCCCCGTGTCAATCTTGGGGGACGTGTTGATGACCGTCCTGCGCTGGAGCCACCACCAGTCCTGCTTGGCACAGATGTCCCCATACACGTAGGACATCTGGGCCTGAATCTTGGTCCGCTCCGTCGTGTTGGTGATGGGGATGCGGAGATCATTCATCACCGCATCCAGCATCGTACTGACGGTGGTCAGCGTGGGCACTTAGACCGTGACCAGCTTGGCGCCTGTGTACTTGTAGGTGGTAGCGATGACCGTTGCGGTCCCGAATCGGATCTGCTTGAACGTGACCGGATTGATATGGACGATGAAGCTGGACGTGGGGACCACGAGGGCCGCTGCTGAGGAGGGCTGGGATTGGTAGTTCAGCTTGAAGAAGGGCCCCGTCGCATCGACGGTGTAGGCCACCTCCGCAAAGGTCCCTGCTGCGGCGGTGGTGGCCGCATTGACAGTGAAGGACAGGGCCACCGCATCACTCACGTCCCAGAAGGGGACCGATCCCGTAGAGGTATCTGTCGCCGAGGTGGCCTGAATCTGCGTGGGGAGGGTGATAACGAGACTGGGGGAGTTGGGCATTCAGTTCACCTCATCGCTAGGCGCTTTCTGCTCGGAGATCATTAGGGTGATCCCACAGAGCGGGTCATAGGCCACGATGGAGCCGGGCAGCGCCAGCGGGCGTGTAATCAGGGAGGAACACCCGCAGGACGGGCAGAGCAGGACCACGTTGGGGTCCTCGTGGGTGCATTCAGGGTTGGTGCAGACGTCAGGTCCCAATCTGGGGAGCCGTAGAGGGCGCCGGCAGCGGGGGCACAAGCACGATGTCCGCGCCATGGTCGATCCCTTCCGCAATCTGCATAATGGCCTCGTCCTCCCGCATGGCTCCGAGGACCGTATGGAGGTCGTTGCTGAATTGCTCGGCCTTCGCACGGTACTCATCGCGGCGGGCGGTCAAGAGCACTTTGAAACTGGCCTGGGGGCGGGCATCGACCGCATAGCCGTAGCGGCGGAACTGTTTGAGGAGGCTGGAGGCCTTGGGCACATAGACTCGGACGCCCTTGCCCTCCAGAAAACCGATCCAATATTCCGCACAGGCCTTCTCGAAGAAGTATTCATCCCCGATGGCGAGGTTGATCCCGTAGAGATGGATCTCCTCGAAGCCCTCCATGCCCGCGAGGGCCAGCATGAACGCCGGGCTGGAGGTGAAATAGTCCCGGTTGGCGTACTTGCAGGCCTCCTCGATGGGGTAGCGGACGGAATTGGGGATCTCCCGCTGCGTCTCGGTCATGTAGATCGGGATCGGGCAGCGGGAGAGCCATGTCAGATAGTCAGGATCGCGGACATCGGCCGTGCTTTCCTTCTGATGCATCTCAAACCATCTGTCAGCACGGCGGTGACAATGCATGTAGCCCTGATTGAGGCCCCAGATTTCAAACTCGGGGTCATTCCAGGGGACCAGATGGAGGGTATTCGTGGCAAAGCCGACGATGGCCACCTTTTTCCGCTTGGGAACACAGGTAACCACCGCCCGCTCGGCATCGAGGATGGAAATATCCGCACACACTGAGGTCAGGTCGAACAATTTACTGCCTGCTTTCTGAGCCCGAAGGGCCCGATGGAGTGACTACGAGCTGCTGAAGTACCCGCCACCCACTGAGGAGAGCTGGGCGACCCACCCGTGGACGGTGGAGTAGACGTTGAAGCGCTTGTTGCCGGCATCCCACAGGAGAGCAGCCCCCATGCCGGTCATGGGCGGGGCGGCCACCAAGACATCGGTGCTGGAAGTGGTGAAGATGGGGCCCGTGGTCTGGGAGATATAGACGTAGTTGGCCGCTGCGACCGCTGCGGGGAGGGTGGAGATGACCTGGACCGTTGCCCCGAGGGTAGAGACCACTTGGCTTGGCTGGATCAGGGCGATCCCGGAGGGGTCGGGGAGCGGGCCGGTGAGGGCGGTGGAGTTCCCGGTCCAACTCCCGGCCAGGATGAGGCCCTTGAAGCGGGTGTAGGCCTGACCGAAGTAGGCTCCGGCTCCGGCGCTGCTAAAGACGAAGGGAAGTGCCATGTCTTAAGGCTCCTTGGGCCGGGTCATGTCCCCGGCCCATTGGAAGATTGATGCGCGGCTGATTGAAAGGATTCCCCTTTTGATCGGCGTGGAGGGGAAGGAACCACGCGGCGGCTCCGCAGAGCCCAGCCAGTCTTACGAGGCGCCGCTGCTCCCATAGACGCCGCGTGGATCACTCCAGCCGCGCTTCCACCGGGCCCGGATCTTCACCTTCATGCTGGAGGTCTCGAAGTCCCAGTCATGCAGGACGTTGGGACGCTCGCGCCAGTAGGTGCGGACGTTGTGCTTGGTGGGCTCGCTCAGCAGGAACCAACTGTTGGCATCCGTGAGGTAGGGGGTGGCGACGACGGTCAGCCCATCGTCCTTGAAGGCATTCAGGGCGTTGTCGGCAGTGTCGGCCCGGAGTTCTGAGCCGATCATTTCCATGGCGAGCCACTTGGTCCCGTAGGGGACCAGGAGGATCTTGGGACGCCAGTGGACGATCTTGCCGGCATCATCCTTCGTGTTGGCAATATCCGTGAGCCCAACTCGGAGCTGGGCCGTCGAGAGGTCGCCGTCTGTGGTGGGGCGGTTCTGGAACGTGCCGCCGCCGATCAGGGGATGAGCGGTGCTGAACAGAGCTACGCCATCCGGACTTCCAGTTGTGCTGGTGAACCCGTTGTTGAAGATGTTGGCGTGATCGACATCATAGGTGTAGTTCATGCTGCTGCCCAGGGCGCGGGCGGCATCACTCACCACTTCCTCCTGCTCATCGTCGAGGGCTTCCTTGCTGGTGCGGAAGGCCAGTTCATACGTGTCGGCCTGGTAGGTAGCATCGAAGCCCGCTGCCAGGTCTTCATAGGTCACAGGAGCACCTTCAGCCTTGATTGGCACCTGGCCGAAGGAGGCTACTGTGGTCGTCCGCACGAAGGGCTTGTTGCCCATGTCGCGGACCTTGAGAATCCGTTGGAACACGCCCGCCTCGATGGGCATCTCGTCAAAGAGCACATCTTCGAGGAAGGCGACGCGGCTGAGGTACAGGGATGGGAGAGTAGTTCTGAGGGTGGCCATGGGTCTCCTTTAGCTCGTCAGCACGTCAACGGCACGGCTGGGGATAAAGGCATGGACCATGTTCTGAACGATCCACTTGCGGACGTTGGCCGTCCCCGTGGCCCCTGTGGCGTAGACATTGTTCTCAACTGGGTGGAGGGCGATGATCTTGACCTGACCGGCTGAGGAGGCCTGCACGGCCCCTGAGATGGCCATCACCGAGCGGCCCAAGGTCGTATTGACCCCCGTGGAGCCCGTGACGCCAGTACCGGAGACGAAGTAGCTCAGGCCGATGCCCGAGGAGCCGACCGCACCCGAACTGGAGTCGCACATCACGTACAGCTGGAGCGGGTGGTCGTAGATCAAGCACTTGTTCGTGTTGGTGATCGTGGTACTGCCGAGGTTGGCCCCGAAGAACTGGGCCGCTACGCCGACCACAGGGGTGGCGAGGGCCGTTCCGGAGGCCGTGCTGGCGGTCTTGACCGTGTTGCGGGAGGTGAGGACACAGAGATCGCCAGCGGCAATCTGGCCCTCACTGGACGAGACGGGGTAGGCGTTGATGGACAACACCTCCGCCGCAGGCATGAGCCCGAAGTAATTTGCGGTAGCCGGCTGAAGATACGGGATGGAGGTCTCTCCTACTAGTCCTTTCTGCTAGTCAGTGGGATTCGTGATCTTCGCAGAGGTGTGGGTGGGATGCTGCACGGAGTCAAGATGAACATAGGGCCCATATTTGCCTCGGTTGAAGTCTTCCTTGAGGCTGGCGGCCCGGTCAATGGCGGTCTGGGTCTGGAGATCGGTCTGCTTCTTGGTCCTATTCTGGAGGGACTGATACCACGAGGTATACATCCAGCAGAGGATGTCGCCCTTTTCACCTTCACGACGGATGTTGCCGTCTGGGGCGTGCATCTGCTTGATCTTCACGGTCACTTGGGGGTGCCCAGTGGTCACGGGCTGCCAATAGCGCCAACCGGCACTCTCGAGGAGTCTCGGATTGATCCAGAAGAGGGTCCAGTTGGCCGGCACGTCTACGTAGCGGCGGGCATCGGAGTTGCTGTAGGTAAAATCTTCCAGCTCCCACGGTGGGGGGCCTTCCTCCATGTCAATCTGCCCGCTGGGACCAGACCAACTGGCAGACGGCTTCGAGGGCTGCTCTGAGAGCAGGGGACTATCGGCGGGAATGTGCCCGAGGATTTCCGGGCGTGGCTCACCTTGGCGCTCAGCCATGGCATTCAGTTGATCGGCTCGGCCGAATCGCGGTGCGCCTGGCATTAGCCCTTCTCCACGAGAGAGCGTTCCTCAGAAGTCACAAGACGATAGGCCCGCTCAAACGTTGTCTTGGGAGACCAACTCGTATAGCCGTCTTCATAGACAACTTTATAGCCAGCCTCCGCATTCTTCTCCTGAGGCTCTGCACAGACGATCTTTGTTCCGATATAACACTTCATGCTAGAACTCTCCTCCATTCGGAATGGAATTGACCACGGCCCCAAACTGTGACTGACCCGACTCTTGGCGCTTCAGGAAATTGCTGATGGCCTTGGCGGGGTCTGCCACATTCATCCGCCGCGCGATGGCGGATTGCTCCGGAGTCACGCGCACCTTGCCTTGGGACTGCGGGTCGTCCTGCCGAACGGTGGCCCCGGTCACGCCGGAATTACCCGCACTGACGCGGCGGGCACCCTCGCGGGCTCTGGCTCCCTGCGTGTACAAATCGGCCACGAGATCGGGGCGGTCCACGATGGCCGTTTTCTGGGCTTCAAGATACGTCGTCTGATTGGCGGGGTAACCCCGCCGCTGCAAGAGGGAATAGGCAGCATTAACTGTCTGAGTGAGGGGATGATTAGGGTCCTTGAGCACGTCATACTTCTGAAAGATGATCTGGGTCTGACCGGAGACAAGGCCCTCATGGTTCTCTTGGGCCCGTCTGCGGGTATAGACCTGATCGGCCGTCCGCGCCTCGTGCTCGTCAAAGGCTTCCTTGTTGCCAGCCTTGGCCAATTCCCACAACTCATCCTTGGTCATGGCCTGAAGGGAGCCCTTGGGGGCTGCCTGCTGGACCGGCTGGGCCTGAGCAGCTTCCTTCTCGGCCAGGTAGCCAGTCAGGGCATCGACCTTCTGGGCCAACTGACCAAACTTGCGGTTGAACTCCCCCGCCAAGTTCTCAATGGGGCGGTCGGCCACAGTGGGATTGGGAGTGGATGATTCTGTAGTTACTTCATCTGGCATGCTGAATCCTTTCTCTACTATTGAAATTTGCTGCGGATGAAGCGTAGGGAAACTGCCGGAAGGACTGCCGGTTACTGCCGGAAGCTAAACGCCTGGAGTTCTGTTCCCGGGATTGGCGGATTCGCCACGATGGGGGGATTCATTGCCGATGGGAACGCCGGTATTAGGGAAGGTCTCCCAGGCGCCCTTCTTGGCGGGAGCCCCGAAGTCCTTGGGCGTGGCACAGTCTGTCGCAGAGCCGTTGCGGCCCTTCTCCTGACTCACATGGTCAATGCTGAGAGAGCCCCCACCCTTGCGGGCCGCTCGAAGCCGGCTGATGCCGCTCACTTCTTCTCACCACCCTTGAAGGGGGTATAGTCGGGATCGGTGGCTGTCTTGGGCTTGCCGTCCTTGAAGGAATTGGAGGGGAACTGGGAGTTCTTGAAGCCTTTCATGTTGCCGACCATGGCTCGACGATCATTCTGGGGGTCCTTCTTGAAACTGAGCGTGGTGGCTTTGGCCATCAACTCCTCCCGGCCTTGCGGCCCTGATAGTTGCCCTTGTCACTGAGGCCGCCCACACAGCCGCCCACGGTATTCCCACCGGAGGGCAGGCTGCCAATCTGGGCGTCTGTCCTTGCCAGTTGGACCTTGTTCATCGGGGTGAACGAGGATTCACCGTCTGAGCCAGCATTCTTGATCTTCCGGCCGAAGAAGCGGGCCGCTTCGGTGTCACGCTGGGCCCGGAGGTCGCCGGAGGGGGAGCGGAGTTTAGCCATTGGGATCTCCTATGGGGATTATACTACAGATTGGATATGTCTACTCGCCTAATTCGCTCGGGAATGCGGCAATCCTCAGGGGCCTCCCCGATAGGAAGGAACTCGCTCAGGGAAGGGTAGGGATCGAGGCTGTCTGATTTGTGGGTAATCAGCCAGCATTCGTGGACCTTCTCGTAGGCGTCCCCACAGACACCGCACTGATACGGCATTAGGACCGTCTCCCTTGAGCAATCAGGATTTGGGGGAGCTGGATGACCTCCCGGATGCCGTGGAGGACCCCTTGGCGCTTCAGCATGTCCCCCTGAGGAGCCTCAGCGAGAGATTCCAGTACCCGTTGCTCCATGTCTTTGAGGGATTGGGCATACATGTCCCACTCGGGGGTAGAGATGAGCCGCTGGACGTGGGCCGCGAGGAGGGCCCGTTGCTCTGGGCTAGGCGGGAGCCCCATTCATGCCCCCCTGTGGGGCCGGTAGAGCCGCCTGAGCGTTGGTTGGACCCGGAGTCTGGGGCTGGGCTGCTCCTCGGGCTCCGTTTGCAGCCTGAGCCCCCTGTGGGGCTCCTGGAGGCCGCTGGCCGGGCTGTGGGCGCTGCTGCTGAGCGGCCTGCATCATGGCCACCTGTTGCATGAGCTGGATGGTCTCCTGAATATGCCGCTGGAGCATGGCCCGCACTTCAGGCCGGAGGGCCTGATCCTGAAGGGCCATCTGGTGCTCCTGCATGTGGTGCATGATGTTCTCCCCCTGTACGGGACTTACGTAGTCCCCGGCGTTGAACATCATCAGTTCCTCGGCGGGGTCGTGGACGGGGGCTTGGTCCTCCAGGTAGAGGTCTGGATCACGGCCAAAGGCCCGCAGGAAGTCCTTATAGGCCTTCCGCATGCCCTTGAGGCCGATGATAGCCCCTTGCATGGCCACAGGGTTCTGGACGGCCTGGAGGACAGCGGTGGCATCGTCCCTCATCCGCTGCCGATTCATCGTCTCGGAGGTGGCGGCTAGGCGCAGATCATACTCCCCTCGGATTTCAGTGCGATCCTTAATCTGGACTTGGGTAGGGCGCTTCCCTGTTACCCGAAATTCCTTATTCGGAGGCAGATACTCCTGGTCGAGTGCGAGTATATCCGAGAAAACACCGACCCAGAACGTTTGAAATGCCGTCATCGCGCCCTTGAAGCGGAGTCCAGCCTCGCTGAGTAGCGTTTGCGTACCAGCAGCCGTCCGTGTCGCACCCACACGATTTGGCTGGCGACCAATCGACAGATCGGTAAGCCCAGTCAGACGCTCGAAATACTGCATCAGCACGGCTTCCTCTTGCTGTCCCCATGCTTGATCTCCTTGCCATTTGGGGAAGGCCACGTCTGCTACATTGTCAACTGCAATCCCTTGCCCGGGCCTTAGATTGGGACTGATCGGCGGGAGGGTACTGGAGCCCCGGTAGACGAACCATGGCAGATTTTGGATGGTCCCATAGTCCACGCGCTGATTGTGGATGGCATTGATCTCATCCTGGATGCCCTTTACGACTTCGGCAAAACTCTGGCCGTAGAACCGGAATGGAATGGGGTAATACTTACCCACTCGGAAAGGCCGTCGTCCGTGCGCGTACACATTATCGAGATAGTCCCATCCCAGGATTCGTCCTCGGGCATGGGGGGAGGTCCAGACGATGATCTCCTCATCCAGCCCGTCATGGTCAATATCGTAGAGCCGGTAGCTTTCAAGGACTTCCCACTGGGTTCGTCGGACATTGCTGGGGCCTTGGCCTTCTACACCTTCGGCGGCATCTTGGGCCTGCCGATAAGCATTGCTATCCATCGTAGGCTGATCGCCCCGAGGAGCGCCGCTATCGAGTAGTTCTTGGACAACATCGTCATAGAACCGGCCCTGGAGGGCCTTCCGCCGGAGATCGTCCTCTGACAGCCACAATCGCTGTGTGATATGCGGGAGCTTGTTGGGGTCATCGCCGCCTTTCACCGGGACAATAATGTCCGTCGGGTCTATCAGGTCCACCTGGGGGCCCTCGATCACCTCCTCCCGCTCCACCAACACCTGTATGACGGGAGCACCCGAGTCCTCAATGAAGTTGAGCTGGAGCGTCACTTCGAGGGCTGATCCGCCCATCAGGGTGGTGGGGATCACGCCCGTCCACTTGAGGTCCCCCTCGGACTTCAGATCAATCGGCTGATTGGTGCCAAACAGGGCTTCCAGGATGGCCGGAAATGGAGTCTCAGCCGGGAACTCCCGGATCATCTTCCGGCGCTTGCGGTCCACCTTCCAGTAGGTCTTGGCGATGACGATGCCGGGGTGGAGGAAGAGGTGGGCCGAGAGGGCGACCGTGGGGGCGATCTTCATCTCCACGACCGCCTGCCAGTTCAGGAAGGTCTCAACTATTTCTTTCTTGTCATCCAGGGCGCCCGTCGTGGGGACGACCATGAGGGGGGGCGTTTGGCCCATCACGCCCTCCACTAATCGGGGCTTGAATGTCTCAATGCCGGTGGCCGTGATGGGCACATGGAAGTTGGCCGCCCCGGGCCATGGGAACTCCTTGGGCTGCGTCACGCCATAGTAGGCATTGTCCCACTCCACCAATCGCTGCTCCCACTCGGCCCGGTCCATAAGACAGGCGTGGTAGTCGGACAGTATCTTATTGCTGAGGCGATTCTCTTCCTCATCATCAAGGCGGGGCGTGAGGGAGTTCTGGAGTTTGCGGGCCTCGGAGAGGAGGGGGCCTTCGACGGGGATCTCAGACTTGTACTGGTCGGTTTCAGCGTAGATGGTCAGACTCCTCCGGGACGAGTCCCTCTTCCTGCTGGCGCTTATGCAGCCGTTCCAGGATCATCTTTCTGACGATCTGGGGGTTGGCCCGCCCAGAGGTCGCCTTCATCACTTGGCCGATCAGGTAGTTCAGCAATGGCTCGGCGGAACTCTCGGCCGTCTTCTTCATGGACCCCATCGCTGCGCCGAGGACCGCCCGGTAGGTGTTCCATATCCATGGTAGGTAGGGGGTGGAGTCGGAGTTGCCTTGACCATTCCTCGTCGTAGGCCCAGAGCGGAGAACAGCCCTGTCGCAAGGTATCGAAGGGCAGCGTGAACGTCGGCCCAGGGGTGGGCGTTTTCGTCGGGCTCGTCGTGGGCAGTTCCACCCTTACGTGGTGGGTAAACGTATTTCCCGAGGAATCCCTGCATGAGTGTTGGACATCCTGAGGCGTTGAGATAGATAGAGGGGGTCCCATCCACCCGCAGTTGGAGCAATTGATGAACCAGGGAACGACCATCTTTTCGACTCCAACCGTATTCCCATCGGGGATAAATCTTGAGGTTATTAAGTACCTCCACGTCACGGACCTCTGATCGCTCGGAATCTCCATTGGCACTCACTTTCTGCCCAGCTGGATCACAAAAATCCTCATAGCCAGCCGTCCGCATGAGGGGACTATCCTCACTGTGGAACCACGCGGCACATTTCTGGATCACGTCCTGAGCGAACTCCTTGGTCGTAACTTGGCGGCCGATGATTTCCTTCATGATGATGAGCCGGTCCTTCTCATCAATCTGAGCGATCAGGCAGGCCGGAGCGTGCCACCCGAAGTCGAACGCCCGGTAGATGACCTTGCGGGAGTTGTAGTAGTCCATCTCCTTGGCATGGATCGTCTCGGAGAACTCAGGATAGACCCGAGTGCCGGCGGCCATCCACCAGTTGATCTCCATCTCCTGGGCCCACTGGTTGGGGTCCGGGTAGATGCGGCGGGCCAGTTCATACCACTCGGCGGCCCGTTTGGCAATCTCGGGATCAGGATGAAGGACGTTCTTCTCGGCACTGGCTGAGTAATGAACCCGGATAGCCCGGATGCCCAACTCATTCGTGTGGGAGGAGTAGCCGCTCATGCCGCGACGGCTTCCCCGACCGGATGCCCATGGAACAGGGTAGCAAACTGATTGTTGGAGCCGTTGGGCGTGCTAATCAGGATGGCCCGGGCCCCCTTTTGAATAAGCGGTGCGACGGAGGTCCAGATTTTATCCTGATCCTCCTGGAAGGCGAACTCGTCGCCGATATAGAGTGAGGGAGTCTTGGATCGGATCTGGTTCGCCCCACCGCTCAAGGCGGCAATGATGGACCCGTTGGGGTACTGAATCGCCCCTTCGGTATATTTGGCCTTCTGCCGGAGCCATTCTGGGAGGTGGTTCTCAATGAATTGCATCCGACCTTCCACATAGCCCTCTGGGCGGGAAACCATGGCGACCGCATCGGGCCAGTTCTGGGTCTGGAAGTAAATGGCCTGATTCGGCTGATAGCGGGCCCAGTGGACCGCAAAGGTGCAAATCTCCCACGAGACGTACATCTGGCGGCTCTTAGCGACCACAGAGACCTGATATTCGGTCCAATCGGCCCAGAGCTGCCGCACATACTCCTCATGGAGTGGAAAGAGCTTGATGGAGTGCTCGGGGTCCGCTTCATCCCGTGTAGAGACGAATTTGGCCCAAAAGAGGCCATCCGTCGCACAACGGGCGTTCAATTCCTGCTTAAGGGCTCCGAAGAGGTCATCCTGCTGCTTCCGGGTCAATTGGCCCGCGTCCAGCATGGGGATGATTCTCGCTAACTGTTGCGCTGGGATCACGGGGTCAGGAGAGCCTGAATGAGGACTTTGAGGTCCACGTTGGTTGGAGGAGGCACGCCGGGGCCACTCGCGTGGGCCTCTCCGCTGGCTGCCGCCTGAATTTTCTCAGAAGCCAAGAGAGCACGCGCCGTGGCGTCAATATCCCGAGCATCACCACTGTCCACCTCTTTCTCCAGCCGGCTCCACAATTTCCCTTCGACCTGATGGGCCCGTTCCATCTTGAGACCCTTCAGTTTCTCCCTCAAGACGGCAATCCGCTCTCGGGAGTCAGGCTGGGATGAGAGCGTGTGCTTGATCGTGTCACGGGAGACGCCGAGAGCTTCGGCCATGCGGGTTTGAGGCACTCCTGCCGCCGTCATGCCAATCACAAGGTCCGGGGAGAGATCCTTGCGCTTGCGACCCCGAGGTTTGGGGATCTTGGGGAGGGGTTCAGGCTTTGGTGCGCGCTTGGCCGCCGCGTTGGCGTATAACCTTTTGCGGGCGGCTGCCAAGGGGGCGAGGGGATCGAGCGGGGCCTCGGGGGACGGCAGAAGAGCCATGTGGGGAGTATACCACGGATTCTACAGTGACACGGGGGGAATTGGGACTGTAGAGGCGGGTTAGGGAGTGGCGATTGGCTGGATCGGGGGAATAGGTCATCTAGTAGAGCCGGGCGAAGCATTTATGCGCATCAAGATACTCTGAGAGTCGCCGCTGCCATTCTGGATTCCGGATGAGGTGCTGGATGCCCCGTGCGGCGACTTTTCTGCCCCTGTGGGGCTCTGCGGAGTTGCAGAGGTCGCAGATATATCCGCGAAAGGAGCCGGGAGGGTTCACAAAGGGGGCACAGGCATGACAATGATCCCACACGGCGTGCCGATTCTTCTTCCACGGCTGAAAGGGCCTCAAACAGAGCGGGCAGGAGGTTGGATGGATCATTGGGTCCCATTTTTTCCATCCCAGGGACTTTCTAACCTTCACCCAAGCCTTATAGGTGCTCTTCATGTGCTCTGTAGCGCGTTCGCTCCGCTCACGCGGGACCAAGACAAGCTCTCTGGGCCTCCCTGACGGGAAAACCTCAGGGGGCGCATCGCTGCATCCCCCTGGAGGCCCTTTGGTCGCTTGGCCGGAGCTGGTCAGGCGCCCGGCAGCCCCATTGTAGCACGGATGGCGGCCAAGTTTGCAACAACTCCCTAGGGATACCTCGCACGGAGCCATATTATACGGCTCAGGGAGGGAGAAATGAATAAATGGGACCTAGCATAGCCCCGCCCGGCCTTTCTGCCCTACGGGGGCCCTAGGGGGGGCCTATGCAATCCACAGGCCAGGCATACTCTATGCAGGCGGGTGGCGGCCAGCTCTACTGCTATTGCTACAGTGGGGATGAGGGAGTGGGGGAGTGTAGGATATGAGCCAAGTCCTATCAGATCCCGAGTACCAAGGTACAGTATTGCAAATTGCCATGGTTCAGTGTCACCAGGTGGACACTCTGGCCGCCCGGTCCTGCTCAGCCAATCCAGTGTGGCGTTCTGCCGATTGGCGGATCAAGCTACACCGCAAAGTGTAGGATCTACAATAATTGTAGACCGGCTGAGCATGAATAACTAGCTCATCTGCCCGTCTAAGCGGCAAATGGATCAATAGACAGCATGGCCGCGTGATTGCATGCGTGTTGGGACATGCAACGACAATCCAGCAACGGAGGTGCTGCCATGAAACGACGCACGAAGAAAGCCTACACAACCCTGTATCACGACCCGAAGTCCCTGTTTGCTGGGGTAGAGACCATCATCTACCCTAACGGAGAGCATGAGATATGGCTTACTGACAATAAGGGGCACGGTGTCAAGATCAAGGCCAGCGTAGGACCAGCTGGCATGGGCGTCACGGTAGAGAATATGTTCGGTCGTCTACCTATGACGGTGCGTGCTTATGGGAAGGATTATCAGGCGTTCGGCGAGACTCTACCAGACGTGAAGGAAGTCTGTATCACGTCCTACAACCCTGATGAACGGTCTCAAGCCTTTAGTCGCTGGTATGACCACACAGAGACTGAGGCTGACATTGCCCTGTTGGGGATAGAATATCGGCGGAAAGTGGAGCAAGCCTAGCTATGCGCCACAGCCGAGTCAGCCAGCTCCGGACCAGAGGATTCGATGAGAGCTATGCGATCCCATTCGAGCGACGATGGCGGATCAAATGCTCTCAGTGTGAAGCCTGCTCTATCAACGGTATCCCCTGCCATGAGCAGGGATGCCCCAATATCCCACGCGAGCCGGAGGGGGACTAGTCCCATGGTGACCAATCCCCGTACCCTACGTGCCATGGCCAAACAGGGATTTATCGAGTGGCAGGATGGCCGAGAGCGGCATTGGACAGGGCTCATGGCTAAGCGCCGATGGGTCCATGCTGGCCCAAAACTCGATGCTTGGTATCAGACCTTTACCTATCGAGGCAACGAATACCGGCTCCGCTATCTAGACGGATGCTTTCATCCCTTCGTGTTCAAGGTGGGTGCCCGTGTGCCCGACTTCATCTAGCCCATGCGCGCCACCTTGGAAGCCATCCTGGCCCTGCTCTGCATCATCACATGGTCCCTGGTCCTACTCTTGATTGGAGGCTGACATGAGCAAGAAAGCCATGCAGGAGCGCGATGAGGCAATCGCACAGCTCAAGAAGTTCCTCAAGCCCGGAGACACCATCTACACGGTCCTGCGTCATGTCAGCAAGTCGGGCATGAGTCGGGATATCGACCTCTATCTCATGTTAGCCGATGGCCCACTGTATCTCTCAGGCTATGCGGCTACGGCCCTGGGAGAGCGGAGGGCACCGGATCAGGGGATTCGAGTCGGCGGGTGTGGGATGGATATGGGATTTCATCTCGTCTATAACCTGTCCCGTACCTTGTGGCCGGAGGGATTCACCTGCATAGGCAGGAGTGGGCAGGTTTGGGGCTCGTGGTGCCCGGCGAATGACCATTCTCACGACCGCTATCACGAGGAGGTTACCGAGGCCATGCGATATGCTCCTGATCGGTTCCACAAGGATGGCGGCTATGCCCTCCGTCACCACTGGATCTAAAAGGAGGAATGATATGGAATACCAGGATTCCTTACCCGAAATTCCCTCAGGGTCGTGTGCGTGGTGTGGCGAACAAGTAACAGAGGGCTATGTTGGCCCTGATGGTAAATCCCGGCATCCCGATTGCCCGACAGACGAGGAGGAGATTCCATGAAAGCCATTTCCATCGGCACCAAGGTCGCCTACTCGGTCCAATTCCTCAAGTCCGTCGGGATGAGCCATTCCGATATGGCCCATGCTCGCGGCATTGTGACGGCCCTTGGTAAGTTCGGCCAGCATACAACCTTGGCAACGATTGATTGGGACCGTGAGATGCCCGAGCGGGTCAACGTGGCTAACTTGGCTCCCGTGGGCCTTAACCGACACTTTTCCAATATCGACTAGGGGGAACACATGACCCGCGTAATCTTTACCCTCATCCTTCCCCTGCTCCCCGGCTGCTGGACTGTCGTGGAGACACTGACCGGACGCATCTGCACCTATTGCCTGAGCGGTCAGACCATCATTGTGAATTGCGTAGGGGGGATGAGCTAATGGGAAAGATAAGCGACGCAGAGAAGATCAAGATACAGCACGATTGGCTAACCGAGGAATTCAGGCTTGAGGCCGTGCAGCAGATGCGGGCGGTGGATGGCGACTGGAAGATAGAATGCGCGATGGGGCATGCCATCTTCGGGGCCGGGTTCCGAGACGCCATCCAGCCCGCGTCACCCTCGCGTCGGCCCGGTCGTTTCACCTACCGCGTCGTGAGTGAAGCACATCCCTCATGGGACGACATGTCAATTACGTTGTATCTTAATGGGGCAGAAGATGGGGAACGGCGGGACCGCTTCCGGCTCGATCTCTTCTGCTGGACGTGTGCTCCTTCCCCCCTCCCGCCCTGTGATTGCCCAGCACACCTGGCAGAAGCGGAAGAGGCTCGCAAGCCGAATGATCCGGCCGTCGCTATTCCGGCCGAGTTAGATCCGACCGTCCGGGACCGCGCGCCCCACGTTGCGAGCACGCCCAGTCTACCACCATCCCCCTATCGATTCGATGAGCGGGATACCATGCCGGCATCTGACTTACTTCGGGATGCTCGACCATGACTGAACCGTGCCCCCATTGTCAGGCACAGTTTATCTTTAAGCGGAATCTGAGAGAGCATATCGCTGACGCTCACTCAGGACCGGATGATGGAACAGAGAAGTTTTACCGGATTGCGGTGATACAGGGATCTCTAGCGGGCACTCGATCCATGATCGCTGCTGGACGGGTTTCTTGGAATGAAGAGGACTTCCATGCGGCAGGCATACAAATGTTGTTGAGCATGGTAGCCTCAGGGTTTCAGATCAGATCATGAAACGAATAGCGGGCTATCTCGCAATCCCTTCGGGGGATTGGATTCAACCGATGCACAGACGGGGATTCAAGATGCAATGCTGTGATTGTGGCCTTGTGCATTCGGTGGACTTCCGGCTTGTCATCCGACAGGGCCGGAAGGTGCTTCAGCTCCGAACCTCTCGGGATAATCGGGCCACAGGACAGATACGTCGACATCGTTACCATGACAAGGTATAGGGGGATAAGATGAGCCATACGCCGGGACCGTGGAAAGTGGGAGAGAGTCAAACATTCGCTGCGGTATGGGGGAAGGGTGCCTATGAGCACATAGCGTCATGCGGTAATCTCACTCCGGAGACTGAAGCCAACGCCCGCCTGATCGCAGCGGCGCCTGAGATGCTGGCCCTCTTGAAGCGTGTCCCAGGAAATGGGGCAGCTCCTGACGACCTTCGAGGATGGGAGGCTGAAATTCGGGCCCTCCTCGCCAAGATTGAAGGCCGATAATAAATAATAGCGCCCCCCCTAAAGGGGGGTGTTATTTCTATTATTCTGAGCCCTCAGAGCCCATGTCCAATTCTCCCTTAAGGGATAGACCTTTACCCCCATGATCCTCCCACTTTGGTTTAACTCGGATAATACCGCGCAGTCCAAAGGCGCGCGATTTCTCTGGGATGATCTGAGTACCCCTCAACCCGTCTACCCTGGCCCTCCCACGGTTGAGCACATGGAAGTATGTGGCATCCGTAGCTCCCAACCAGACCTTAGCGCCCCGAATGGTCCTTCTCGCATGATCCTCGCCGGTAAACTTGGCATGCTTCAGGAGGATGATACTGGCCCGACCTTGGGTCAGACCTTGGAGCCGGCGCAGAGCTTGAATAGCCTTGCCCCCCTCGGTATTATCGTTCTCCTCCTGGATATTTAGGGCAGGAGTGACGGTATCCACGATGATGAGGCCCGGCTGCCACGGCTTCACAATGCCCTCCATCTGCTCCTGCCATGCCCGAGAAAGGGTAAAGTGTTCGATCCTCAGCCGCTCTGTCAGATCCCCAATAGGAGGGCAGCCGAGGCCCCTCCAAGCCCATTGAAGATACTGGGCATGGTCGTACTTAGAATTCTCTTCATCAAAGTACAGAACCCGCGTGGGCTCCGTAGGATACCCCAAGAAGGGAAGGCCCGAGGCGGCAGCCACCGCCAGCACAAAGCAGAGGTAACTTTTACCGACCCCCTCCTCTCCAGCCAAGATGATGAGATGCCCCTGAGGGATAAACCCGTGGACAATCCAGGGGGGCTCAGAGACATGGGAGAGGAGGGTGGCTGCAATGTCTGTGGTTGCCATAAGGAGAGCGTATCATGAGTGAGCGCACAGAATGGAACCTGCGACCCACCGAGGGCCCGGTCACGGCAGAGGATCGCAAGGTGGCGGCTCAAATTAAGGCACGAGTCATTGCGAGGAGAAAGGGATGATTACCCACGGCCATGAATGGTGGGCCGCTCAAGCCGTCTCATATGCAGGCCGGGAATGCCCCAAGTGCGGGCACATGACCTCAGGGGAATACCTGGCCCCGCATGATCTCTTGGGAGAATGCGGTATCATCGAGCATTGCATGCTGTGCGGGTGGGAGAAATGTCACCTGAGGGGGAGACATGGGAGGCCCTATGCGTGAGGACATGACCACTGAAGAACTTCTGATGGAGGCGGCCTATCTCAGGCTGTTTCAATCTGACGCCGATGCCGCCCGGGCGGATCAGGATGATGGAGAGCGAGATGGAGATGAGTGAGCATAGGCATCCGAACATGCCATGGTGTGAAGTATGCGGGAAGGAGTTGCAATGTGAGCCCGGATTGTGCCAGCTGGAGCAGGCATTCTGCCCAGATTGTGAGGAGCGACGTGACAATACTCTATAAACTGACTCGGCCTGATCTCACAACGCACAATGGCTTTCAGTATCGAATCGGGGAGTGGACCCCCGAGGCTGATGGGAAGGACGATCTCTGTACGTCCTCGTGGTATCACGCCTACCTATCCCCGCAATTGGCACTCTTGCTCAATCCGATCCATGCGAATTATGAAGAAATCCGGCTGTGGCGAGCAGAGGGTAAGATTGAGAAACGGGATCACGAATTGAAAGTAGGGGTCCGGAGGCTCCGGCTGATTCGGGAGATTGATGTTCCCGTAATCTATACGGAACAGCATGCTACTTTTGCTATCCATGCTGCATTAGGTGTTTATTTCGATCCCTCATTCCCCCGTTGGGCTGAATCTTGGCTCGACGGTTCTGATCGAACGGAGGCGGCGGCAAGGGCGGCGAGTGCGGTGGCGTGGGCAGCGGCGAGGGCGGCGTGGCCGGCGGCGTGGGCGGCGTGGGCGGCGGCGGAGGCGGCGAGGGCGGCGGCGGAGGCGGCGAGGGCGGCGGCGAGGGCGGCGTGGGCGGCGGCGGGGGCGGCGGAGGCGGCGGCGG